TGTAGTCAATCAGTCCAGCATATATGTTATGTGTGCCAGAGTTGAAAAGTCTTATCTTACCATCCCATTTTTTGTTCTTTACAGAGGGAATGAAACGTGCACCAGGCACTTCAAAGGTGAAGTAATCGCTTAGTTCTTGAGCTATGTCGTCACTACAATGTATTTTGTTGTAGGTATCGTTAAACTTCTCGATCTGTATCATAATCCCATCTTGAATTTTTCCCACTCTATGCAGTTCTTGAGTAAGTACCCTCTATTGTTGAGAGTACGTATAATATTCTCTATCAGTCCAATTTTATCTTCTGTCAACTGAATTTTTGTTTGCATGGTCTGTAGCTCTTCATCAGATTCCATGTAGACTGGTATGTCTGATTTTAATATCTTCAAGGGCTGTGGTTCCCAACCATGCTGCTCAAGCTCTTCTTTTGAAAGAATGCCTTGGTAATATTGATGCTTTATTCTATAAAGTGCTTTGTAGTCAGCATTTAGCTTCACGTGCATACTTTTTGCTAAGTAAAACTCTTTCAAATATTTTGAGTGAAGCTGAGGAATGCGTAGAGATTCTTTACCAAGTTCCGTTTTATCAATCTCGCTATCTCGCTCCCATTCATTAATTAACTCATCCGTCTTCACACAATCCTCCCAGTATTAGATTGCATTGTACACAAAAGTCTTTCAAAGGTCAACTATAGTTTAACAATCTTATACTTAATATATTCAAACGTTACTGAGGTCTCTAGGTAATTGACTGACGTGGCAGTTGTGTTAAAAGCAAGTTCACCAAGAGCTACTGGGAATGCATCATAAAAAGTTATTTCGATGTTTGGGTTCTTGGAGCTTGAAAGAACAATAATTTTAATATCTGATCTTGTTGTAGCTAGAGGATCAGTACTAATTGAGTTATTGAACGCAAATGAATTGTTTAATTCAGGTGGGGTGAGTGTTTCTCTTGGTCCTGAAATGTCAATCATCCAGTTTAGAATCTCAAAGTAGTTATTCAAATCCTCATCCACCATATATGAAATGGTAAGTGGGGAGTAGTTAATATGATCACCAGGAATAGGAATCTTAACAAAAGGAGTAGGCATATTAATGTCACCTTCAAACGTCAATCCAGGTAACGAGAACCCTTGAAGAAAGAAAGTTACACCAGGTGCCTTCTGAAGCACCATTTTAAAATTAATTGGTGAAAGCGCGTTTCTATTTGTCGGTGTGTTTGCTAAGGCACTCATAGTATCTCCTTTTTACTATTTATGCAAACAAAAAGAGAGGACCCGAAGGTCCTCTCAAAATTGCAGCTGTGTTATATTGTAATTTTTATATTCAAATTACATCAGGTTGTCAACCAGGATACGACGATAGTACACGTTGCTATCCTTAGTCAAAGCACCTAGACCAACTGTAGCACCTTCTGCATATGGGTTTGCAACCATACCGTAACGTGTCTTAAAGCCAATCTTTGGTTGGAAGCTGTCTGGATCAACTGCACGAACCATTTGCAGAGGAACGTATGGGCAGTAGAAGAGACCAGCGTCGAATGCAGAAGCACCCTTATAACCAACAACCATATAGTTACCAGTTGCATATGGGTCGATGTAAACGCGCATACGACCGTTCAGAACACCAGCAAAAGTATTGCCAGTATCGTCAACGTTCAAGTTGTTGCTGTTTAGAGCAGGAGCGTAATCAAGAACACCGGCCATCTGAAGTGCCGAAGCAACGTCAGAAGAACAGATGATCATGTTACCTTTACCACGACGAGTAGCCTTGGCAATTTGGTTAGCTTCACGCTCAACTTGGAACATCAGACCCTTGAACTTCTCAACCGACCAACGGCCATTTGAGTCAGTATCCAAGTCAAAACGACCAGCTGTAGTTGTGTTTTCTGTAGCACCTTTAGTAGCTGTAACGTTGATTGTACGAACAACTTCACGGTTGATCTCAGCAAGGATCTCAGCCGACAAGATGTTGGACAATTCTGTCTCTGCGTCAAGACCGTGAATTGCTTTCAAGTCCTGTGCCAGTTCCATCGAGTATTCAGCTTTCAGAGCACGCGACTTAGCTGTAACAGTAACTTTCTCAATTGAGAATGCCATTTCAGCAAAAGCTACGTTACCCGAAGAACCCAAAGCTTCTGCTTGAGCTGTCGACATACCGGAACCAAAGTTGTAAATACCAGTCTCAGCCAAGTTATCTGTACCAGTTGTAGTGTTACCTGGATAACCACCAACTTGCTTTTGACCCAAGGTGTTTGCACCAGTAACAACTGACGAGAACGATGTGTTAACTTCGTTGTAGAAGTTTTCAACACCGCTGTTCGAGCTGTTGCTGTACTTAGAACGCATTGCGAAGATCAAGCCGGTAGGACCAGTCATTGGCTGGACACCGCAGATATCATAAGCGATCAAGTTAGGCATTGCACGACGAACCAACGAGATCAAAACTGGATCGAATGTATCGATATCAGCACCGGTCTGGTTAGCTGGAGCAGCTTCAGTAAGTGTTTGTGGAACATATTGATTTGCTTCACGGAGGGCTCTTTCTGTGTTCTCTAGAACAACAGCAGTAACGCTTCTGCGATGCATATCCTTGATTGGGGACAAATCTGGGTGAGCCAGGATTGGGTCCCATTTTGCTTGTAGATCTTCAGCTAACATCATTTTTACTTCTCCTTACAGGGTTGATAATATTCTTTTTATATTTATTACTTTGCAGTGCGCGAGATAGCCGAAAAGTAACGCTTTACCGATGGATCTTGGAAAGAAACTGTCTTTTCTTCATATAGATCGTTGTTACCAATTGCGTAATCTTCTTCTGCAATATACTGCGCAGTTGCATTTGATTGTGTTGGGAAATAGTTTTCCTTAACAAGCAGCAATTTTTTCTGATATGAGCTGGCATCATCGAAGTTAATTCCTTCGGCTAGTTGACGTAGTTTTTCAACTTGTGTCAGTGCTAAACCTTCAGCTACAGAATAAAATACTTCTTGCTGCGTATAACCATCTAGCGATTTCATCATTTCGATGTTTTCGGAGATAGAATCATTTAACTTGTTTTCTAGTTCTTCAACTTTAGCAGTCAATTGCTCTAGAACATCAAGTTTGTCTTCTGGGATTTCAATGTAGTTCTCAGCGAATAGATCTTTGAGGCCATCCATGAAATCTTCTGTGATTTCTGACTTGAGTGAATGCTCAATAGCGACCTCGTTTTCCTTCATCCACTGCTCAACACAGTAATCAAGGTAGTCGTCTAACTTAGCAGTCAGTTCGCTAGCTACTTCAGAAATAGCTTCTTCTAGTTGCTGTGTATAGTGCTCTTCAAGAGCTTGAACTTCATCAGCAATACGAGCTTCAATAGCTGCTTCAAAAATAGTAGTAGCTTTTTCTCTGAAGTCTTCCGAAAGATCTTCACCATTGAACATAGCTTCTAAGTGCTCTTTAGTAGCAATTGTTGCTTTGTTCTGTGCTGACATATCACCAGTTGGCTTTGTATTGTTTTGTGGATCAGTTTCTTCTTGATCGCCAGCCAATGATTGGGGATTCATGTCACCTTGGGACTTTGAATTAGGTAGTGTGGTTTTCTTTGTGCCTGCATCTGGAACCATGGAGACTCCAGTAGCACCACCACCCACTTGTAATTCATCTAGTTGTTGTTTTGTTGCCATTTTCTTTACTCCTTAAAAGTATCTTTATTATTTATATTTTAAAAATTTACAGTGATCTGATAAACTGTTGAAAAACTCTTAATTGAGCTTCTTCTAAGTTTCTACTAGACGTTTTTTGAATGGTTCTCTTCATTTCCTCTAGCTGCAGAGGTTTCAAAACTCCATTATCCCACACCCATTCAACACCCTCCATAATGCCTCTTACGAATGCACCAGGAGCAGAAGGATCAGCAACGATATCAGCAGCAGTTGCTAGATAGAAGTCATCTTGAACTTCGTTTAATCCTTCTTTATTCATCTTTAATGAACCTAGGCCTCTTGAAGAAACACCAAGTGTAGCACCTTCTTGCATGAGGTTCTTAACAATGTTTCCGTAAGGAGTATCCATAATCTTTGCTTTGCCTATAAAGTTATCACCCTCCTTGACCAAGCTAGTAATGAGGTGAGATACACGCTCCAGATTAATTGTTGGTCCCTGTGGATGACCAAGTTCACCAAAAGCTCTGTTCTCTTTGATATACTCTTTATTATATCTTTGTGCTTCGCGCTCTAAGATATCAGATTTGTAAATTCTTTTGTTCTTGTTGCCTTGATTGGCAACCATAAAAGTACCTTCGATGAAAAAGTTCTTCTTTCCTTCTTTTTCTTCAACAAGGAATTTAACTCCTTCATATACTTCGCTAATTAAATTCATTCTAGTTCCTTATCTGTATGCAACTGATACGGCTTTGATACCAAGGCCTGCATAAGAACCATCATTGGTAGCATTGTTAGCTTTTAGAGTGTCGGTGGGTGCTTTAACCACATATTCTTTACCAAAGTCAGTACCATGGTGGCCAAGAGTAAACGTTGCTAGAACAGTACCGGTATTAGACGTAATAGTAATTGTAGCGCTGTTTGCACTGTCTAAATTAATTACTCTTACAAGAGAAGCAAGACCAATATTATTAGCAGTTGTAAGTGTGAGCTCTGTCGAGATTGGTTTAAATGGATCAGCCATTCTGCACCTCTAAATGATCTAAAAATTCTAGCAATTGATCAGGATTGTTTTCCACAATGTCTTCTAGTATAGCTTTATTTTCGTCTGTGAGTGAGTTGTAAATAATATTAAGTAATTCAACATCCTCATCATCAAACCCCTCTGCAACTTTCTTAGCACTGGCTGTAGCAATTGCCATCTTCTTACTCATTGGCATATTAGGATTATCACGCTTAATAGCCTTTGCAATTTGCTCACGCTTTTTCATTTCAGCTGGAGTCAAATGCTTCTCGTCCAAGGTATCTTCTTTAAGATGTTTGATCTTAGCACCCATTTCAGCAGCATCATCAAGCTCTGTATCAGACAAATGCTCCCCAACCTTAATACCGTCAGCTAGATGACTACCTACTGCATGTACCTTGTACTTGGTTTTACCATTTACATTGACAGGCTTAACATGAAGAGCCATAGAGTGAACTGACTCGTACACAGACTCGTCTTTGTTAACATCGTAGCCATGTCTACCTTTTTCTCTACCAACTGTCTTTACGTTTGTTGCTTTGAAGACGGCATCGTCTTTTGACGGCTCATCTAATTCCTGTCTAGCAACAACATGCTTGTCTTTGAAACGCTTCTCATCCTTGGATCTAGGAGCGTATACTTCTAAAATGCCCTTAAGCGTCTTGGCCATCTTCGTCCTCTTCTTCGTATTGGTCAGTGTCATAATCCTCTGCATCAGCTTGTTGCTGACCAAAGAAATTCTGAGCCACCTCGACCTTCTTTTGTTGGATGGCATCGTACATTCTACCCATCATCAACTCATTAAATACATCCTGCACTTTGGCAGGTTGACCTTCATAAGAATATCTTACTAGGTCACTCAATTCATATTGTGGTGTATCGACTTCCATCATATCTCCTATATTTATTGTTGCGGTTGCTCAGGTGCTGGTGGGTAGAGTACTTGATTTTTGTACTCTCCGACAATTCCTGCATCCTGCTCTGTCATATCTTCCATGGACTGCTTAAATATATTCTTTCTAACCCAAGCATGAGAATAATATTTACCAATGTATGGAGCAAGGCCATTAGCAGCATTTACTCTTGACATATACATCTCAGTGTCTTTCAACTCTTGATAGTATTCGTCACTAGCAAACTCAAAATTAATTGACTGTGATAGTACTTTCCAGTCTTCTGTAGTAACAATACCTTTTAGTACAAGTTGTTTTTCAAGACACTTGAGGAATATAACAGAAAATCTATTTCTTAGTCTATTAATAAACTTACTAAACTTTACTTCATCACGAGTAATCTCTGTTGCTTTACCAATCGAATAGATTTGGTCTGTCTGCAACCTTGTAACTGGAACATTAAGAGACTGGAATAATTTCTTTTGGAAGTATTCAACATCTTCCATCTTACCAAGATTTTCACCTGCTGGTAGAGTTGTGATCTCTGTTCCTTTACCACCTTCACGACGAGGAAGCCAATAGTCCTCTAACATCGTCATGAATTTTCTATCGTCTCTCACTTCACCAGTTGTTGCGTCATATACAAGCCGATTTTTATGACGAACCATCATATCTCGAAGATACTGCTCGGCTTTCATCTTCGGTAGATTACCAACGTCAATATAAAATATTCTTCTTTCGGGTGCTCTTGAGATTCTGTAAATTACAGTTGCATCTTCAAGTACTCTTAACTGGTTGAGTGGTTTGATTGCTTTGTGCAAATAAGAAAGGACCATTGTTCCATTAGTATCCATTAAACCAGACACACAATGGACAATTGAGTCCTTTGCAATTTTTACACCACTTGCAGAATAAGCTGCATGACCACTACCAATACCCTGAGCATTATATCCCTTCTCATTGTACATGAAGTATTCTTTTTGATTCTGAATAATCATTGCACTAGATTTAGGATCACGTTTCTTCTTCTGCTCACGGACCTTTCTAATCTTTCGTGGATCAATATTTCTGATCTCTTTGATACCAAGCCTTGGATTTGCATCATCAATAATTACGTGATAGTATAGTCTACCATCAACATACCACTTTCTGAAAATCTCATATGCCTGGTTTTCAAAATTCAACAAGCTCTTAATATTTTCAAACTCTACAGCTATAAGTTGTTTGATATTATCTGGGTACTGTAACTTGTCTAAGTTGATCTGAACAATTTGATCTTTAATCTCTGACACGATACATTCATTGACAATCTCATCTACTGCACGCTCAACATCAGCTACAATAGACATATCTCTATATCTAGTAACAAGCTCTGCCTCAGTTCTAGCAGTGCCTTCTAAATCTACAAACGTACCGTAAGATCCACCAGCAGCTACCGTTACAGCACCATCATCGTTAACTGGAGGTGCAAATGATGCTGGTTCTTCTTCAGCTACTCGTTTTTTAAACTCAAATCCAAACAAACTGGCCATATTATCCTCTTGTTAGAAGAGGGGCCTTTCAGCCCCTCTCATTTCATTCCCAGTAGTCGTAAGACCATGTAATACTAAATTCTTCAATTGCATCATCAGAGGCCCAATCAAGAGCGATCTCACCGATTGCTGTAGGAAAGCATCCTACTAGCTTAACAAGTTTCAATGGAGCTGGACCTTTCTTAGAGTACTGGGTTACTGTTAAATCAACCTTATACTCGTTAGGGAAAGCTCTGAAGTTTGTTGTTCTTTGGTTGATAATATCAATCCATTGTTCAACGGCGTTACGAACAATAAAACCTTCATCATTCATAACTGTAGTCGACCAATCGCCATATTGTCTCTCACCTGCAATCTTAATTGTTCTACCACCATAAGGAATGGACACTTGACCAACTTGAGAAGCTGGTAAGCTAGCAGAACGAACTAAGAACGGGCTGAAAGGGATTAGGGGAGTTACTCCAGGTGGAGTGGAAATAAACACCTGGAATAGAGCTGGTCTTGCAAAATCGGTAGTGCTTACTAGCGATTTAAAGGAATTAATACTGAAAGCCATTTACTATTCTCCTTAATTAAAACTTACCGACTACTTCGTCAAACGCAACACCTGTTCTTACTGCAACAAAGTTGAGTTGGATAAAGTTAATCGATTTGGCTGGCTTAACGTATATATCTCCTACAAATTCATTCCTGTCAATTACTTCGCCAGTATTATTCGATGTGTCGCACACGACTCTGTAATCGTAGATACCTCTACGGCCTTGTACGTCTCTAAGGAAAGGCTCAACAAGCGCTACAAACTGTGCTCTGGTAAACTCATCGTTGAATTCAAATAGAGAGAACTTGGCAGCAGTTGCAATTGCTTTTTCTAGGACAATAAACAGTCTACGAACATTGATACGATCAAACGCACTTGGTTTTGATAGAGCCGTTTTGTCCCCAAATAGAACTGTACCTTGACCTGGGAATGTGGCAACTGGGTTGACACCATTCTTATACAGCAAGTCACGATCTGCTTTATCTGGATTATAAGCTAGTTTGACAACGTTCTTGATCTGACCTCTGTTGAAACCAGCAGGAGAGAACCAAGGATCTCTTGTAGAATCTGTACGTACGCATAGACCAGCAATGTCACCGTTTAGTGGAACCCAACGGAATAGATCGTTATATTTGTCGTACTGATATTTGTAACCAGAATCAATGACCAGATACGAAGACGAACGGCATGAGTTTCTAAAGTCAACAGTGTCCTGAGCTTCATCTTGGTTTGAGTTATTAACGACGTCATCCTTATCTGGAGAAGCAAGTACAATGCAATCTTTACGCACTTCAGCAATATTATCTACTAGATAGTTTGCTTTCTGTTCACCGTTTGTACCACCTTTGGATTTGCCAGTTAGGAGTAAAGAGACATCAACATCCTCAGGTGATGCGAATAAATCATAGGCAGCTAGTGTGTTGTTGAGAGGATTGTCATTCTCATCATCCCCATCTTGACCAAGACTAAAGGATGTTGATAGAGGATTAGTATCCACAGAAGCAATATTTAATGCTGTATTTCCAGGCACACCTGATCTATGGTTTGCCCACCAAATATACTGGCTACTTTCATTAATTACTGTTTTATAGTAGTTACCAGTTCCATCTGTTGTTTTTGCATCAGTTGCACGTGATAGACCTCTGTACACTTCCAGCACTGTACCTGGAACACCAGAGAATTTACCATCTTCATCAGCAACCACTACATGAATCTCATCTACAGCCGAAGTATTACCTTGCGAAGCTTGGTAACTAGAGACTCCTGGAGCTTTATCAACCACGTTGAAATACTCCCAGTATTTTGTGAAAGTATTTGTTGCTAAAAATGTATTAGCATTCACGTTAGCTGCTAGTTGCAGTTGATTATCTAAAGTCAATGTAAAGAATTTAGCAGTTGAGTTAGAAAAGCTCGAATTTGTTCCCATTGCCGCTGGAAGACTTGTAATCTTTAAGTATTGCTTACCAATGGAGGTATTACCAACTTCAATAATATCATTAAGTTGAAAGAGTGCTAGCATAGCAGCCATTGCAGTATTAGCTTCTGTATTAGAACCAAAAGATGTATTAGATGTAAAGAAAGTGAGTTGATTATTTCCAACAGCTAAACTCATTGAAACAGTGTTGAGATTAGCAGTTTGCAAACTTGAGTTTGAAGTTATAAATGTTGCTGTTGCATTTATACCTATATTCAATCCAATTGTTTTACTATACGCATTTACACTGTCACATACAGAAATTTTCAACGAGTTACCAAGATCACCTGGCCAACGAGCTATGTACAGAAGATCAGTATCGCTAAACGTTAGTTGTTCGTATGTATTACTATTTTTAACAGTACTTGTTGCAGCAAAGTTAACAACAGAACCAACATTTGCAATAGCACTGAGAACTGAATTGGAGCTGTAGAAATAAGTGTTTACAGCTGATGCTACACCGTTAGCAGCTACGGCAGCAACAAAAGATGTAGAGTTAGTAACTGATGCAACTAATGTACTGTCGGGTATAGTTGTTAAGCCATTAATTTTCATACCCGCTTGAATACTTGTAGTACTAACTACAGTAATATTAGCGCTATTATTTGCTGTTGTACAGTTTGCAAAAGCAGTATTAGGTACTGTGTTGCCAGCTCTTGCAACATACAAAGCATTACCATATGCTAAGAAGTTTGCAGCTGTAAAGAATGTTTCGGGATTGTGATTTGTTGGTTTACCAAACTTGGATACCAATTCAATTTCTGAGCTGACAAGGGTTCTTTGACCAACAGGACCCCACTTAAAGACACCAGCAACAGCACCAACCGATGTGGATACGGCAGGTACAACTGTGGTTAAGTCAATTTCAGAAACGTTTACGCCAGGACTAACTTGAAATGCCATTTTGTTCTCCTAAAGACTAGAGTTTCTTTCTATTTATAATATTGTTTATCTGCGGCATATTCTTGAAGCTTTTCCATGTATTCTTTTGTTTTTTCATTAGGAAAAAGCATCTGTTGAAGTAGATCCCTAGTTAAGGGAAGCTCCTCTAATTCTGGATGGCCATCTTCTATTATGCCAAAAGGAAGAAGTTCATCATTTATTGCATTTTGCTGCTGTAGTAATATTCGCTGACGTATGTCTAGGTTGGTTATCTCTTTAATAAAGCTTTGCGTCATCATCCAGCCAAACAGTACCCCACACATAGCCAAGTCATCATTTCCATCTTCAGCCTCATACGTATTACCATTGCTGACAAATCTATACAACTCAGATATAAGATCTATATCTACCAACTCAACCTTATCATTCTCTACTAATGCTTTGAAGTTATTGCAGCCAACTTTCTTAGTTGCTTTGGTAGTTCTTACACCTTTGACTGCACCAGCTTTAAATCCTTGTGATATTTCTACTGCACCTTTTGTAGTCTTTTGAGTATAAATAATGTTTTCATACTCAAGCTCTTCGTGAAGGATATCAGCAACTTGCTGACCAAGATCATTTGTTTCTATTAAAGCATAGCAATAATTGTATCTTTTGCATGCTGAATATATTACTTCCGGAAACATTAACGGTGATATGTTATTGTTTTTGTAGACAGCTACTGTCTTATATGGTGCTTCAGTTATATCCCAAATAATAAAAGCTGAATAATCTCCACCTAAACCTCTTGACACATCCACCGACATGATGTATAATCTACCTTGTAGAGGTTCAGTATATACTTTAAGGAATTCATTCTGATGTATTGGAGGGTGGAACACCAACCTTCTTAGCACTTCCGGTGAGATGAGGGTGTTAGACGAACCAAGGAATTCACACTCAAACTCTTGTCTAAACTGTTCTTTAGACGTATTCCTAATAGTCTCTTCTTTCCACTTCTCATCTCTACCTGGAACATCTGACCAATGAACATCAATTCTCTTGTAGGAATTGCGATCGTTTTCACTATCAATCCACAGCTTGTAGAATAGATTCAATCCATTAGGAGTTGATGTTATCAACACCTTTGTCGTTGTACCGGACGAAATAGTAGGGTAAACAGAAGAAAAGAAGCTCTCTTGTATGTTGTTGGGTACAAAAGCAAACTCATCTAGATATACAAGGTTCTGAGACGTACCACGAATTGCTGAAGATCCTGTTGGTTCCGCTTGGATCTTTGATCCATTCTCCAACTCAATACTACCTTTATTCCATTCAATAACACCTTGCTGTAACCATTTAGGAAGGTGCTCATAAGCTAACTGAATTCTGGATAATATCTCATGTGCTTGCTTCTCTTTATTAGCAAGAATAGCAATACGATAGTTCTCGTTAAACAAAGCAGCATGCAATATGATGCCTACAACAATGGTGGTCTTACCAACCTGACGCGGCATCTTACATATAACAAAACGCTCTCTCTCAAACAGTCTTACAATGTCTTTTTGATATTCGTAAGGATCAAAGGATATAAGTCCTCTGTCAACGTTGACTATTTTAACATACTTTTCAATAAAATACAACTGGTCTCTTGCACACTTTACGTATTCTTGAATCTGTTCTTTTGTAAATTCAATTGGTACATTAGCACGTTTAAGATTTTTATTGCCTAGATATATCTCACTTTTACTCATTAGATTGTTTCAATAATTTTTGAAGTTCAACAGTGGATCCAACAAACAAGTTATTATTTATAGTTTGAGGTGCATCAACCCCGTCCATCTTTTCAAGCTCTTTAGTCTTCTTAGCTAACTCTATTAGGTCCTTGTTAGTATCGGCAAGAGTCTTTATGAGAGTTGCTACAACTTCATAGGCTCTAGGATGCTGAGATTGATCTGCAACATCTAACATTCCATCAAGTGCCTGATTACCCTTCTCAAGAATGTTAAGCATGTTACCGCGTGCATACTGATAGTCGGTAACAGCGTCAATAGATTCTCTTTTGGCTTTGGGCAGTACCTCCTGGATTGGAGTTAGATCCAAAGCATTACCAATAGTATCATTGATCATAGAATTGCTCAATTGTTTGGGTAATTGCATAATCATCATCCGCTTCCACTTGCGCAAGGGTCTTGCCAACAACAGAAGGTATAGTAGTTAAAGTATCATAAATTTGAGTGTTTCCGACTGCATCATCAATATTGATATCTGTTGCAACATTGTACAGATTGATGCCCGTATTCTTAATAATTTTTTGAGATCTTGTAGGACCAAAAATATAACCCTTCATGGTAAATGACAGAGTCCAAGTAATGGCTCTCCGTTCCATGAAGTTGCCAGTATATGTATCTTCTGATTTAACTGAGTTTAAAATTACTGGTACATCATATTTGTGCTGCATAGTGGAATCAAGATTTAACGTTGCCGTCCACTCTGGTGTAAAGAAAGGGAGAATCTGCTCAAGAATTCTTGTACCATCTCTTGCTTGCTTTACCATAATATGCAGATCAAAATTTAAATCATACGGAACAGGCATATATTGATACGTAAGTTTGTTTGGATTACTTGCATTTACCACAGATATCTTGTTAACTGTTGGTAACTTTCTCTCAGCAGCATAGCTGATATCTAACAGTTCAAATCCCATTCTAGGAAGCTGTATAGCAACTGGCTTGTTAAGATTAGGATCTTGTTCTAACCTTGTTAAGAATTTTTGCTTGGGACCATACGAAATAGGTACTTTTATAGTTTGAGTAGTATTGGTTCCATCACCCTTACTGATGTAGACGTCATTAAACAATGTTCCAAAAAGGATAACATACTTACGGAGCGTGTCGTGATAAAAAACTTGACCAAACATTCTAGTACGCCCCCTCACTGAACGGATCTATCTCTGTAAAGTCTAATATATCATCAGACTCAGACTGAATGTCAAAGTTATCAGAAATAGGATCTTGTGTTTTCATATCAAACTGATCTTGAATTAAGTCATATCCTTCTTCATCTGTAAGAGCTAAACCACTTTCAAGCATGATTCCAAAATCAGACATATTGAAAGTAAGTGGTTTTTGTTTCTCATCAATCTCTGTAATACCTGTATTAAATATCTCGTTACTATACTCAAATAACTCACAAACAACGTCAAAAGTCTGCAAAGCACCTAGTTGATAGAATATAGCTTCATGCTCAACAAACTTAATTTCAAATAGTTTTCTATTGAGCGGGAAGTATATTAAGTCTCCTTCACGAGGTCTAACCAATGAGGTCATAGTTCCAATTTCTTCAGAGAATACACGTCTTGCAACTGTAAATGTTACTTGGTCTCTAATCTCAAGGTTAAATTTAGATAAGAAATCTCCCTGGCCAGCAAACCCTTCAACATTCTTAATATACATTTCAATGAAATACTGAGAGTCAAACCTTGAATAGGTCTCCTCACCATAGATGGCATCACTATTAACTAAGGTCCTTGGAAGATAATAGAGGTCATGTCCATATATCTTAATGGACTCCACTACCAAGTTTTCAATTAGTAGCTGTTCTTGGCTAGCACCAAAATTATTGAAATATAGTGAGGTTGTAATTTTATGCTCCCAATTTCTTTCTTTCAGCCAACCATATCCATTACCGGCAAGGAATAGGAAGTAATCATTTCCTTTTCCAACTTATCAATAGCAGCATCAGCCTCTTGTTTGATATTCTGTCCGTTGAACGTGACACCACCAGGAAGCTGCATTCCGTTGAACTTGCTTAGATTAGTTCCCCATTGATACTTGATTTTTTCCGTACAATACTCTTGAAGCCATCTATCTCCCCATGCATCTGTATACACTTCAGGATCAACAATCTCATAGGCCTCAACAATTAAAAAGTATCCAACTTTTGCTTTATACTCCCAATCCATGTCCACATATAGTTTGTTTGTGTGTCTATTATATCTAATTGGCTGTTGGCCAACTAACATTTGCTCCATCAACTGGATGTGCTGAAATGCCATATAATATGGAACCATAGAAACGGAAGTGAGAGTGTACAGGTCGTTTAGAGCAATCTGATACCTGATATCAAACAGGTTATTAGTAACCATGGGGTCACCAAGATTGAAGATCCTGACAGCACCGATAATGTTTTCTGGGAGCGTGATGTATTTGTTTGTTACATCAGTTGATGTAATTGTGTGCTTGTAGTAAATTCTTTCCGACCCATCAAAATGATAGTCGTAGTAATATTTAAGTGACTCGTCAATACGGTCTTCCACTTGATCATCATCAACATTGATCTCAATCACTGGTTTACCCAGTTTTCTGAGACAGTATTCTTTAAATGCTGCTCTGGTTGTTGGAACGGCCATGGCTTACTCCTTAATTTGATCAAGTATTTATGTTTATATAAACTACCTGGTCAACCCCACTTTATTCCTTTGGATATTTTGCTTTTACTACATCAATTGCAGCTTTCCACGCGTCATAGCCACCGTGGTACAGCAAATCAAACTGATCAGCAAACGATGGATATTCTGCTGCACGTCGTTCTCTATAAGTTTTAGCTTGCTCGTTTTGTTGGATCAGTTGAAGCCGTATTTCACTGACTTCACTATCAGTAAGGGGTAGGAAATCATTCGGAATGATATGGTCCTGTGAGCCATCTAATTCGTATGCGTATAGTTCGTTTGTGATTGGGTCTTTGTAATATTTCATATTTTATCCTTAGCGAAGCTCATACCAAGTACTTACGACATAGCTAGCGGTATTTGTTACAGAATAGGTTACGCCGTTAGGGATGATGAAAGAAAATAGTGATGCAGCACTACCAGTACTGGTGATAGAGGCAACAGCAACACTAGAAATATTAAAAACACCACTCACCCCAGCAGCCGCGGTTGGACCAACCACCACCATGATTGGTCTACCTGTTGAGTTTGTATACGTAGTTCCGGTAGCTCTAGATGCCTTTACATCCGTCCAAGTTTGACCAGAACCAATAGTAGCTACTGAAGACCAGTATGGAGAACCAACTGTTCCGTTTGATACCAAAACCTGTCCGGAAGTTCCTGTAGATGCATTTGCAGTAAGTGGTGTAGTAACAACAGTAGCAGTCGTATTAGAAATAAACGTAGCACCTACAGCCACAATAGCAACAGTTATAGCAACGTTAACTGATGTGTTACCTAATGATATTGTAGTAGCAGTTGCTAAAAATCCATTTGAAGTAGCATTGATCGTACCAGAACCAAATCCAGTAGTGTTAGCAACGACGTTGGCACCAATGTTGATTTGAGTATCAATATTGGCAGTGCCGTATATTCTTGTTCCTGAGTTTAGTTTAGCCATAGTTTAATATTTATTGTCCGTTAAAAGGTCCGCTAGTGTTGAACGTAGCAGTACCGTTGTTAGTTATAGTAAATGTATTTTTGCTGTTATCTCTAATGAAGTTAGTGGAATCAATAACATTTAACAACAAAAAGGTATCGGTAATAGCAGGAAATACTGTACGAGATGGGGTATAGTTTGCTGTATACAACGCAGTACCATTAACACCTCGCACATTTGATATTAAACCAGTAAAACCTAAAGTGCCATTTTGAGCAGCACCAATGACAATTGGTAACGTAGTACCACCAGCACCTTGAAGTACAGGCGCTGAAGTATAAGCAGCAGATCTATAAACTCCATCAAGGCAAACAAATTTATTGACACCGCTTATCCCACCTGCAACATGCACCCATCTATTCGACGGTACTGTAGCAACACTACTAATACTTTCTCCTCCACTAACACCATTAAAATAAAATGATGCTAGATTTCCAGCAGTGAGCTCCAACATCCAGTTAAGGCTACTTCCTGGATTATGGCGAACTACAAGTTCTCTTTGGGTTCCAGATCCACCTGTAACGTAAATCCAAGCCTCCACTGTGAAAATACCAGTCTGCAATGGCGTAAAAATATTGTTACTTGCAACAGTCAAATATTGATTAGCACCATTAAAACTGATAGAACCTGCAGCAAAGCTAACTTCATCAAACTCATCACTAACTTGTAATACACCAGTACTCAACTCTCTTTTAGCCACGCTACCTCCGTTAATAATTTTTTCATCAAATTCTGTAGCATAAACTGTGTTTGATGCGGTTTTAAATTTAGTGTAAGGTGCTGATGTTGCTGAGTAGTTTTGTGCTACCTGAGTAGCAGTAAGTGCAACATTATATATTTCAAAACTACCAACACTACCATTCCAGTTTGCAGTACCTTGAAAATTTGCAATTGCACAAGGAACAGTTGCTGTACTAGCTGTACCAAGTGCAAGAGTCTTTCCTGTACCAGTTGCTATGCTTACACCATCTAAATAAATGGCCATAGTACCAGTTGTAGCATTTTTAGTGAATGCCCAATGATGCCAATCTGTTTTTTGTGCTAAGCTCAGCGTGCTAGTATTAATCCTATCGTAGGTACCTCCACTATTACCAGCGTCCCAATAAACTATACTATCATTCCAAGGCAGGTGTATGTTTATTATCCTATTACCTACAGAATCAGAACATGAAAACACACTAGCGGCTGGTGGTGTTGCAGGATTACCTAAGTTGATCCAACAGGATATACTAACCTGGTTACCTCCCGAAGGTATAGCTGCAACAGGAATATTAGCATACTGTCCTGTACCAGATGGATTAAATGTGATAGCCCCGCCACCACTAGTTGTAAATGTAGGAGAGGCAACTAAAGTAGCAGTATTGCCGTTACCACTCAAATCACTCCAAGATGAACTGGTAAGCGACCAAGATACACTTGCATCAAGTTCGGGATCAGAGCTGTTTATTACAGTTACTTTATCAGATCCAACTGTTGTTGTAGTTCCACCACAATTAGTTAGTGATATAGTGTATACATTTGGATATCGTAGAATAATCACACCATCAGATCCATCACCACCTGTACCAGTACCTCCGCAGCCACCACCTCCACTACCGTACCCAGTAGCGTTACCACCATTTCCAGTAACTGATCCATTGCCACCACCACCAAGTCCACCAATGCCTCTACCAGCAGTATCAATACCTCCGCCTCCACCACCAGCATAGTAGGTTGGTGTTCCTGTTATATTGGACTGTATACCATCCCCACCATAACCAGGCTTCGTAGCATCGTTTCCATTATATCCAGCACTACTTGCCCCACCACCACCTCCACCATCTGTTGCAAAATTGCCTCCAGCAAAACCTTGACCTGAAGTCCCTGCAGCGCCAGTTTCTTGACCTGCTTTAGAACTACCACCACCACCAGACCCACCACTAACTGCAGGTTGTGCAGTTACCGCAGCAGCACCAACGCCACCAGCTTGTGCTGTAATTGAATTAAAAGTGCTACCTGATGAACTGGCAAATCCATTACCCGGTCCCCCATTACCAATACTAACTCCATACTCAACTCCAGGATTCAGAGTAAGTGGAGTTTCGGCTGTACTGTTACCTCCCGAAAGCTCACCAGTTACCGATGAACGATACCCTCCAGCTCCTCCACCTCCACTGTCGTTACCATCTTTTCCTCCAGCACCACCACCACCAACAATAACATACTGAACGACTAGTGGGAAAGACTTAATAGCATTGAGATAAAGTTTGAGACTACTATCATATACTATCCCATCTGTTAGCTCGTCAAAAGACCCATTTACTAAGAACGTCCCTGTGTTTGTAAGTCTAGTAGCTATTGCCATTATCCAAACACCGTATCTAAACTGTTTGTAGTCACGTTATACACTTGATATACAACACTGATGTTTGTAGAATTAGTAAAACCAACCCTATTCTTAACATATACACTATCACCAACTCCAACACCACCAGTAACCTTTAAAGCACCTGTACTATTATTACCAGAAGCAGTGCTACTTGATATAGTCACATCACCAGCAAATGATCCAGTGTTAGCATTCACCACCCAGCGCTGAGTCGTAGTACCTAATGCAGTACCAACAGTATTTGATGATGGATTGATACCAGTGCCACCAGATGATGTTATACCAGCCGTAGTAATTGCAACGTTGACCGAAGAGTTTCCTAATGATATAGTAGTCGAGTTAGCAAATAATCCATTTGATGTTGCATTGATTGTACCAGAACCAAATCCAGTGCTAGCATTTACCTGGCCAGTGATAGTTGCACCAGCACCACCTGTAATTAACCCAGAAGTATCAATTGTGTTTGCTGATACAACGAATCTTCCTATTGTATTGCCTAAAAGAATTGTATTAGAAGTTGGAGCAATTACAGTTGTATTAGCAACAAAACCAGAAGTTGTATGACTAGCAGCATTGACTAAACCAGTATGATATGCTCCTGTAGTATTAGCAATGAATGATGTGCCGACTGTTAGTATTGCAGAATTAACACTAACAGATGCATTAGCAAAACCAGTAATAGTTGTATTACCCATTGCTGCTGTTGTAACACCAGATAGTGCACCAGCAATAGTTAAGCTAGATCCACCTTGAATTGTACTAGTAATGTTTGCAAACCCAGTGACTGTTGTATTACCTGCTGCCAGTGTAGTAATGCCCGATACTGTACCAGCAAATGATCCAGTATTGGCATTTAATACCCAACGCTGTGTCGCTGTACCAAGTGCAGTACCAACTGTATTTGATGATGGATTAATGCCAGTACTACCAGATGATGTTATACCAGCTGTAGTAATTGCAACGTTGACAGATGAGTTTCCTAATGATATAGTAGTGGAGTTAGCAAATAATCCATTAGATGTAGCATTAATTGTTCCGGAACCAAATCCCGTAGATGCATTGACCTGACCAGTAATATCAGCACCAGCACTACCAGTAATTAGTCCAGATGCGTTAATTGTATTAGCCGATACTACAAATCTTCCTATTGTATTACCTAATAGAATCGTATTGGAGGTTGGTGCTATGACTGTAGTATTAGCAACAAAACCAGTAGTAGTATGAGAGGCAGCATTAATAGTACCGGTATGATATGCTCCAGTAGTATTAGCTATAAACGATGTACCAACAGTAAATAGAGCAGAGTTAACACTTGTTGTTACGTTAGCATATCCAGTTCCAACTATTGCAGTGCTATTTGCTATAAAATTAGATCCAACAGTATGACTAGCAGCATTGACAGTACCCGTATGATATAGTCCCGTACTATTGGCATCAAACTGAGTACCTAATGCTATATCTGATGGTGTAATAGAAACGTTAACTGATGAGTTACCAACAGTTATAGTTGTACTATTGGCTATTAATCCATTAGACGTAGCATTGATTGTACCTGATCCGAATCCAGTACTAGCATTCACCTGACCAGTAATTGTTGCACCAGCACCACCAGTAATTAAACCTGAAGCATCAATTGTGTTTGCAGCTAGTACCCAACGCTGTATTGTATTACCTAACAGAATTGTATTTGCACTAGGATTAAAGTATGTGCCTGATATTACTAGGTTACCTGACAGAGTTCTTGAATCCGTATTTTGAACATACGTTGCACCAGGAGATGATGTTGGTGTTCCCCAATAAGGAGATCCTACTGTACCGTTAGATAATAACGCTTGACCAGCTGTACCTGTAGTTGCATTTGCAGTTACCGGTTCTGCTAAGACAATTGCTGTTGAGTTGGCAATAAAACCACTGCCACCTATGTTGATAGATGCAGCATTGACCAATCCAGTATGATAAGCTCCGGTGGTATTAGCAATAAAGGACGTACCAACAGTTAGCAATGCACTATTGACTGATGTGGACATATTGGCAACTGTACCTGATACTGTACCAGTAAAGTCACCAGTATTTGCTGATAGCACCCAACGCTGTGTTGAGTTTCCTAGAAGGATTGTATTAGCAGTTGGTGTTAAGGGATCACCAGCAATTATTGCTGATGAATTAGCTATAAAACTACTCGTTCCAATATTAATCTGATCTGCTGTGATAGTATCACCAACTCTTAAATTTGCAGATAGATAGTTATTAGCTTCATTGCTTAAATACAAACCGTACTTGGTGGTTGTATTGGAGCCAGAATGGGTACCATAATAAAGATAACCAGTGTCTATAGTAACACCTGTACTGGATTTTACGTTTGCAGAGTATCCATATGCAGAAACAATATTGGCACCAGCTGCTCCAGCGTCCCACCCAACAATTACATGAGAACCGTACGTCTTTGTTGTAATACCAGTACCACTGACTGTTGCTTCTCCGTAGTATGCATATAAGTTGTCAATAGTATTAGCAACAGCACCATCAGCATTGTTTATTGCTTCTGCTCTAAAAGAATACAAGTTTGCAGCTCGAGCATTACCACCCGATGGAGCATTGATAGTCCTCGAATAAACTCCTGTTATATAATTATTAGTGAATCCCCCAGCAGTATTAGTAGATTGAGTATTACCTACCGTATAAAAATAAGCACCATACATCCCTCTACCCACGGCTGCAGATGTGTAGGCTGTATTATTATTATAAGACTCAACGTGGATTCCATATACGGAATCATCAACAGCAAAGTTCTTTTGCTGAGCATACCCAGCCTTTCCAACAAAAGAAGCCAAGCTTGGCTCACCACTAACTAATAATCCTGAAGTAGTATTACCTATTAAAACTGTTGTAGAGTTGGCAATAAAGCTAGTACCAACTGTATGTGAAGCAGCATTAACAGTACCAGTGTGATAAGCACCAGTTGTATTAGCAATAAATGCAGTTCCAACTGTTAATAACGCTGAGTTAACACTTGTTGTTACGTTTGCATATCCAGTACCAACTATTGCTGTACTGTTAGCAATAAAGTTGGATCCAACTGTATGAGAGGCAGCATTAACTGTCCCTGTGTGATACAATCCAGTACTGTTTGCATCAAACTGAGTACCTAAATCAATTGTTGATGGGGTAATAGCAACATTAACTGATGAATTTCCTACTGATATTGTAGTAGCATTAGCAAATAGTCCATTTGAGGTAGCGTTAATTGTACCAGAACCAAATCCCGTACTAGCATTAACTTGTCCAGTAATAGTTGCACCAGCACCACCAGTAATTAAACCTGAAGCATCAATTGTGTTTGCAGTTAGTACCCAACGCTGTGTTGAATTTCCTAACAGGATAGTGTTAGATGCAGGTGTTAGGCTGGAGCCAGATATTACCAGATTGCCAGAAAGTGTTCTTGAGTCCGTATTCTGAACAAATGACGCGGCCGCAGTGCCACCAAGGAAAGATGTGTTATTTGCTGATATAGTAGCAATATAACTTGAATTTACATGAACACCAGTTGCATTCACAACTGTACCAGTACCAGCTGTGACAAACAGTCCAGTGGAATTAGATGTAATACCATTATTTGCCAGGACACTAACTGTTCCTGTCGTCGTGATAGGACCACCGGTAAGTCCATTACCAGTGTTAACTTGAGTAACAGAACCATTTCCACCTGAAGCAGTCCAATAAATTGCAGATCCATTTGAAGCAAGTATTTGACCACTTGTACCAATACTACCGTTAGCAATAATTGCTTTGATAGTAGCATTTCCAGTGACACTCAGGTTTTGTAAGTTGGCACCAACTTCAAAGTATGCGGATCCATTAGACGAAAACATCTTACCATCAGTAAGATTGAGCGCTAGCTCACCAGTATCAATGTAGTGAGTGTTACCAGAGTTGGTAGTATTGGGCGTACGGCCAGATATAGTCGTACGTTTGGTCTGAAATTTATTAGCCATATGGCCCCTCAAAAGCCCTATCTAGGGCTGTATTTGAATTAGAACGTCGAATCAGGTGTTTCTGATTTCTTTTTTGTCCTGGTATTTAGCTTCTCTATTTGAGAGTTAGATTCTTCTAAAAGCCCAGCTAGCTGACCAATCTTTGCCTCAGCTAGCTGTAACCTGGTTTCTAAAAGTATATTTTTTGCTACGTAATCTTCAATCCACGATTTTTGTTTAGCAATATATGCATTAACGAATTCAGCTTCCAATTAGAATGTTCCTCCATCAAGCGTAGAATAAACAAGAGCAGTTCCGTTGGATTGTAAAACAAATCCATCAGTGCCTAATCCAAGTTTTCTGAATCCATTTGATGAATTAGCAACTAAGATGTCTTCTGCTGTATAGCTTGCTAAACCAGTACCACCACTGGTTCCAACTAGAGCAGTTGTAAGTGTAAGTGAGTTAGCAGTGAGTGTAACAGCCAGAGTTGAGTTTGCAGTCAGAGCAACCGCAGTTGAATTGGTTGTTAAACCACCCGAATCCAAATATGCTTGTAGAGTTGCAATCTGATATGTGTTGTTTGCTGTATCTACAGTGGTTGTTGGTGCAACTTGTAGACCTTTAAACAACTTAAACTTATCATCGCTCGCATCTCTAAATAAACCCGTATGCTCAGGATCACCACCACCTGTTTGGTAGTTACCAAAGAAACCAATGTCAAGTGAATCAGAAACTGTGTTATTAGAAGCAAGTTGAATTAGTGAGTCAGTAACCGATAAGGTTGACACGTTTACAGAAACCAAGTTACCAGAAATTACTAGGTTACCACCAATTGTTACATCTTTATCAATATACAAGTACTCTGAGTGTACGTTCTGAGTGAAAACTGTTAAGAATCTTGATACAGTATTACCAAGGCTGTATGTTATATTTGCAGCTGGGATGATACTTGTGTTAACAAGACCCTTGATAGAAACAACATCGGATGCATTACTACCTAATACTGTGTTACCATTGATAGTTATATCATTGAATGTTACATTATCTGTTGTACCGACAGCTTGACCAATATGAACACCAGTTGCGTTGGAAACTACACCAGTACCTGCTACAACATGTACACCAGTTGAATTGGAAGCAATGCCGTTACCAGCAACAACTGCAATAGTTGCTGCACCACCTTCAGATGAAGACGATCCTGAAATACCGTTTCCAGCTGCGATAGTTGCAACGTAGTTACCAGTTGTTTTAGTGCCAAGAGCAATACCATCGTCTTTAACTTGAATGGCTCCACCTGATAGTTCTAATGTAGAACCATCAACGTTGGCAAAAACACCAGTCGAATTTGATACGATGCCGCTACCAGCAACGACAAACACACCGGTTGAGTTTGATGCTAAACCACTGTTAGCTACAACAGCAACGGATGTAGCGTTTACAGATAAACCGTTACCTGCACCAACATGAACACCGGTCGAGTTAACTGATAGACCATCACCATCGGTGACAAATACGCCAGTAGAGTTGGAAGTAATACCACTACCAGCAACAACATGCACACCGGTTGCATTAGAAGCAACGCCACTACCAGCTACGACTGCAATTGTAGGTGCCGATCCTTCAGTTGTCGCATTGCCCGATAAACCATTACCAGCAGTGATAGTGGCAACATAGTTACCAGTTGTCTTGGTACCCAGTGCGATACCATCGTCTTTAACTCTAATAGCACCACCTGATAACTCCAATGTTGAATTATCTGTATTAGCAAAAACACCAGTAGAATTTGATACAATACCACCACCAGCAACTACGGCAATTGTGGGTGCCGATCCTTCTGTTGTTGCATTTCCGGATAAACCATTACCAGCTGTAATAGTAGCAACATAGTTACCGGTTGTATCGGTTCCAAGAGCAATTGAATCAGCTGCAATAGCTGTTACACCATTTGCATCAATTGTAATGTCACCGGACAAGGATACATTTCTGAAAAATCCGGTCGAGTTGGCAATTAAAACCTGCCCTGTACTTGCAGCTGTTACAGCAACGTCAGTGAGATCATCTAAAGCTATAGATCCAGCTACCGATCCCCAGAATATTCCACCCGTTGAGTTTGCTTGTAGAGCTTGACCACTACCATGCGCACCATTGGCGTATATTCTTGTTAGTACAGCATTGGCAACAATAACCTTATCAATTCCACTAGTGGCGTTTGCAACAAGCGCTTGATTTGCAGTTAGGGTACCAGGATTTCTGGCTCCACCAATTGCTTTGATATCACCATTACTACCAATGAATAATACATCACCATTGGCCGTATAAGCCATTTCACCATTGGCCAAACTGGTAGCATTTGCCGTGCTTAGCGATCGCTTGATCTGAATTAAATTTGCCATCTATATTCCCTGTTTTATTGTTGTTTTAGAATGTGAAGTTAGTTCAAAAGGTACCACCATCAAGATCAGCGTTACCTATTTGTAGTGATTGTACAATGTATTTATCATCTGAAGCTCGGTACTGCAAAACAGCTCCATCTGGTGGAGAACCTTCAATAACATCATCTAGCATATCAAGTCGATTTGGCTTTGTAGTTAACGTTACTGGTGCAGATGCTTGGATCTGACCACCAGAGGTAGGTATAGTAGCACGGATAGTAGATCCGGTAACTAATCTTACGGTTGCAGTGTTTATGGCCATTTATCGTGTCACTTCAGGCGTAACTGTTACAATACCCTCTATAATTCTTGATACTACATTGGTACTACTTACTACTTCAACATCATAAACGTATCTTCCAGCTACAAGATTAGCAGTCTGCACGGCAGTTAGCGCAAGACTCACTGATCCAACTGTATTGCTAAGAGATACACTGAAACTCTGTGAATTAGAAGAGGTATAATGCTTGCGCATTTGCGATCTTCCTGTATACCCAGTCAGATCAATTGGATCCCCATTATCATCAGTCAAGTAAACGGTGGTGGAGAACGTGGTTCCCTGATCTACTGTAATATTAGCTTTGGTTGCCATTTTTTAGCTCTTCAATTTCTTGTTTTAGTTCTTTAATAGCCTCGATCAAAACCCCAATGATACCATCATAATTGACACGTTTATATCCATCACCATCAGTATCAACCAGTTCAGGCAGTAGTTTTTCAACATCCTGTGCTATTACACCAATACTTCTAGTATTAGAAGCTCTATATGTAAAGCTGACTCCTCTAAGTGAACTAATTTTGTCAATTGGATTTCCAATAATTTCTATATCTGATTTTAATCTTTCGTCAGACGATGCGCTAAAGTTAACAGCATATACATTACCACCAACTGTAAAATTATTTGAAACGTAGTTGTTTGACTCACCAGTTATGTAAATGCCGTACTTAGTAGTAGTGTTGGAACCAGTATATGTACCTCTATATAGATAACCAGTGCCTATTGTCATTGTTGAACTGGAACGTATGTTTACAGACATTCCATACGCCGTAGTAATATTAGCAGTGGATCCAGAAGTGTCGAAGCCAACAACTAACTGCGCACCATAGGCATTGGTTACGATACCAGATGAGCCGCTAGTAATCGTCTCCCCGTAGTATGACCACATGTTATCAACTGTATTGGCAGTAGCACCACCAGCCCTATTCCTTGATACTGCTCTGAAAGCCTGTAAGTTTGCAAGTCGAGCATTGGTAGACGCATTTGTACCATTATCAGCGGAAGAGTAAACTCCGTATAATTCATTATCAACAACACCGGTCAGTAGGGTATTGGATGATGAAGTTCTGCCGACCGTACTAAAATTACCTCCAATCACTGCTCTATTTGAAACATAAGCTGTATTAGTGAAATTAGTCTTAATCTGCATCCCGTCTACAGAGCTATCAACAGCAAAGCTTTTTTCCTGGGAAAAACCTACATACCCAACAAGACCACTGAGGCTGGTATCCCCATTGACTATTATTCCGCTGGAGTTATTACCCAGTCTAACCATTGTACTGTTAGCAATAAAATCAGCACCAACAGTTAGAAGTGCTGAGTTTACAGACGTTGTTATATTAGCATATCCAGTTCCTACGATTGCTATAGAGTTAGCAATAAAGTTTGATCCAACTGTATGTGACGCTGCGTTAACAACTCCAGAGGCATCAATTGTATTAGCACTGACTACCCAACGCTGCGTTGTATTGCCTAGCAATATGGTATTTGAACTAGGGTTAAAATAGGTACCTGATATTTGTAGATTACCTGATAGAGTTCTCGAGTCAGTATTCTGAACATACGTTGCACCTACCGAGGACAACACTGTCCCCCAATAAGGAGATCCTACTGTACCGTTAGATAACAGAGCTTGACCAGAGGTTCCAGTAGTTGCATTTGCTGTAAGAGGAGTAGTAACAGCAACTGCCGTTGTGTTAGCAATAAACGTAGTACCCACTGATACACTAGCGGACGCATTTACAAATCCAGTAATTGTTGTATTGCCTGCTGCTAACGTAGTGATTCCGGAAACAGCTCCAGCAAAAGATCCTGTATTTGCATTAAGTACCCAACGCTGTGTAGTTGTACCTAATGCAGTACCAACCGTATTTGAAGATGGATTGACACCAGTTCCACCTGATGAAGTGATACCAGCTGTTGTTATAGCAACGTTAACTGATGAATTACCTAAAGATATTGTTGTAGCGTTAGCAAATAATCCATTAGAAGTTGCATTAATAGTTCCAGATCCAATACTCGTACTAAAATCACCTGTGTTAGCCGAAAGTACAAATCTTCCTATTGAATTACCTAATAATATAGTATTTGACGTTGGAGCAATAGCTGTTGTATTTGCTACGAATCCACTAGTAGCATGTGATGCTGCGTTAACAATACCGGTATGATATGCTCCTGTAGTATTAGCAATGAATGAACTACCGACAGTTAATGACGCAGAATTGACACTAACTGAGGCATTAGCATACCCAGTTATTTCAGTATTACCAGCTGATAGAGTGGTACCAACAGAACCAGATCCAGATGTAGTAAACGAGTTTGCCGTTATTATCCAACGTTGTGTAGTTGTACCTAATATTGTACCAACTGTATTTGAAGATGGATTAACACCAGTTCCACCAGATGAAGTGATACCAGCTGTTGTAATAGCAACGTTGACAGATGAGTTTCCTAATGATATAGTGGTAGCATTAGCAAATAATCCATTTGAGGTTGCATTAATTGTACCTGAACCAAATCCAGTACTAGCATTAACCTGACCGGTAATAGTTGCACCGGCACCACCTGTAATTAATCCAGAAGTATCAATCGTGTTAGCTGATAGTACGAATCTACCTATTGTATTGCCTAGTAATATTGTATTTGATGTTGGTGCAATGGCTGTTGTATTAGCAACAAATCCACTAGTAGTGTGACTAGCTGCGTTTACTAGCCCGGTATGGTAAGCACCTGTTGTATTAGCAATGAAGTTGGATCCAACTGTATGCGATGCTGCATTTACTAATCCAGTATGATATAGTCCTGTACTATTAGCATCAAACTGAGTACCTAATTCAATAGTTGATGGTGTTATAGCAACATTAACCGAAGAGTTTCCTAATGATATAGTAGTTGAATTAGCAAATAATCCATTAGAGGTTGCATTAATGGTTCCGGATCCAATACTCGTACTAAAATCACCTGTGTTAGCCGATAGTACAAATCTACCAATTGAGTTGCCTAATAATATTGTATTTGACGTAGGAGCAATAGCAGTTGTGTTTGCAACAAACCCACTAGTAGTGTGGCTAACTGCATTAATTATACCTGTATGATATACTCCAAGAGTATTGGCAATGAGGTTAGCACCAACAGTAAAGAGAGCTGAGTTAACACTAACAGATACGTTAGCATACCCTGTAATATCATTGTTGCCTGCAGTCCAAGAATCCGATGTTTCATTCCATAAGAAACTTACATTAGCTGCACTACCACGATTAACTTCAATACCAGCATTTTCCGTTGGTGCTGTTGCTCCGGGAAGATCAGCATTAAGGGTAACAATGTTATCTCCAACGTTAAGTTGGTAGTATTGATGTATGTCGTGGTGCCAGAAACTGTTAAGTTACCAGAGATATTAACATCCACCAGGTTAGCTGTGCCTTGAATATTAGCTCCGGCAGATGCAGTAATCAACCCTGACGCATTAATAGTATTTGCGTTAATGACCCAACGCTGATTAGTGGTACCTAATGCAGTGCCAACTGTATTTGATGATGGATTAACACCAGTTCCACCAGATGAAGTGATACCGGCTGTTGTTATAGCAACGTTAACTGTTGAGTTGCCAACTGTTACAGTCGTGCTATTAGCTATCAACCCATTAGAAGTTGCATTAATTGTTCCAGAACCAAATCCGGTACTAGCATTTACTTGACCTGTAATTGTCGCACCAGCACCTCCAGTAATTAATCCTGATGCATCAATTGTATTAGCCGATAGTACAAATCTTCCAATTGAATTACCTAATAGAATCGTATTAGAAGTTGGAGCAATGGCTATCGTATTAGCAACAAATCCACTAGTAGTATGGCTAGCAGCATTCACAGTACCCGTATGGTATACTCCTGTACTATTTGCATCAAACTGAGTACCTAATTCAATAGTTGATGGTGTTATAGCAACATTGACAGATGAATTGCCTATTGATAGTGTGGTAGCACTGGCAAAGAATCCATTAGAAGTTGCATTGATAGTTCCGGAACCAAAACCGGTTGTTGCATTTACTTGACCTGTAATTGTCGCACCAGCACCTCCAGTAATTAAACCAGATGCATCAATTGTATTAGCCGATAATACAAATCTACCAATTGGGTTGCCTAGTAGAATAGTGTTTGAAGTGGGAACTAGCGCTGTTGTGTTTGCTCTTAAACCAGTAGTTGTAAATGAAGCTGCATTAATAACACCAGTGTGGTATACACCTGTGGTATTGGCAACATATCCGGTTGAGTTGTGTGAAGCAGCATTAATAATACCAGTATGGTACGCACCAGTAGTATTAGCTATGAAGTCAGCCCCGACTGTCAGGGATGCAGAGTTAACACTGGTTGTTACATTGGCAAAGCCTGTTATTGTAGTGTTACCACCGCTGATAGTTTTTGTAACTGCTAGCGTATCTTGTAGTGAAGTAGCTCCAGCTACTGTAAGAGTGCTACCCACATTTGCAATGTAGCCTTGAAGATTCCATCTATTTGTAGTGTTACCTAAAGAGCGTTGATCTTGGTCGGGAATGAAATTACCAGTAGTAGTTCCTGTGAAAGTTAAATTTCCACCAACCGAAAGAGACCCAGTAACCTCCATGTCCCCAACAACATTGCTGGTACCTCGAGCATCAAACCCATGATCAATCTTTAACTTACTATTTGCAGTTGCCATCTAACTTTTTCCTTAGCTAATCATATTTGCTACAATTTTAACAGATGAATTTATTGCTCTTTGTCTCATATTAATGTCAATGTTTGATGTATTTGCTGTACTAACAGTCAATACAATGTTGTTAGCTAACTCAGATGAGCTTGAAGGTGCCATTAACGTGCCGTAAATTGTTTGGTTAACATCATTATCATCATGTGCAAACAATATTTTACTAATTTGATATTCAGACCCCTTCACAACATACAGGATCAATTCACCAGCCCTAAAGTTTGCTTTAGGGAAACTAACAGCTGTGACTGGGACTGTAATGTTTGCACCTAGATTGTTATTTGCTAGCGTTAATATTGTAGCGAATGTATTTATTGTAACGTTACCTACAACACTTAATGCGCTTCCAACGTTAGCAGCACCTACAACATTTAGCGAACCTCCAACGTTAGCAGATCCTACAACGTTTAATGTGCTCCCAACGTTAGCAGCTCCACCAATAACCATGCTACCACTGAAATCTCCTGTATTAGCACTGATAACCCATCTTCCTATTGTATTACCTAATAATAATGTATTTGATGTTGGAGCAATGACCGTTGTATTTGCTACGAACCCACTGGTTGAGTGGCTAGCAGCATTAACAACTCCAGTATGATACAACCCTAGACTGTTTGCATCAAACTGAGTTCCTAGCTCAATTGTGGATGGCGTTATAGCAACATTAACAGAAGAATTTCCTAATGATACTGTAGCATCATTAGCAAAGAAGCCATTTGACGTAGCATTAATTGTACCAGAACCAAATCCAGTAGACGCATTCACTTGACCTGTAATAGTTGCACCAGCACTACCAGTAATTAGCCCGCTAAAATTACCTGTATTGGCTGACAGTACAAATCTTCCAATTGAATTACCTAATAAAATAGTATTTGACGTAGGAGCAATGGCTGTCGTATTAGCAACAAATCCACTAGTAGTGTGACTAGCTGCATTTATTAATCCGGCATGATACGCACCAGTGGTATTTGCAATAAATATTGTACTTACTGATACACTAGCGGATGCATTTACAAATCCAGTAATTTCAGTATTACCGGCAGCAAGAGTGGTAATACCTGAAGCAGCACCAGCAATGACTAAACTAGAACCACCTTGAATTGTACTAGATACGTTAGCAAATCCTGTTATTGTTGTATTACCTGTAGCCAAGGTTGTTATACCTGATACTGCACCAGAAAAAGAAGCACTGTTTGCATTCAGTACCCAACGTTGTGTTGATGTACCTAATATTGTACCAACCAAATTTGATGATGGATTGACACCAGTACCACCGGCTGAAGTTATGCCAGCGGTTGTTATAGCAACGTTCACTGATGAGTTTCCTAACGATATTGTAGTAGAATTGGCAAACAATCCGTTAGATGTTGCATTAATTGTACCAGAACCAAATCCGGTACTGGCATTTACTTGACCAGTAACAGTTGCACCAGCACCTCCAGTAATTAATCCAGAGGTATCGATTGTGTTTGCATTAAGTACCCAACGCTGCGTAGACGTACCTAATGCAGTACCAACAGTATTTGATGATGGATTAACACCAGTTCCACCAGATGAAGTGATACCGCTAGTAGCAATTGCAACGTTTACTGATGAGTTTCCTAATGATAATGTAGTAGCATTAGCAAATAGTCCATTAGACGTAGCATTGATTGTACCTGATCCGAATCCAGTACTAGCATTCACCTGACCAGTAATTGTTGCACCAGCACCACCAGTAATTAAACCTGAAGCATCAACTGTATTTGCAGATAGTACAAATCTACCTATTGAGTTGCCTAATAATATTGTATTGGATGTTGGTGCAATTGCAGTTGTATTAGCAACAAACCCAGTGGTGTTGTAGCTAGCCGCATTAACTAATCCAGTATGATAGGCACCAGTAGTGTTTGCAATGAATGACGTACCAACAGTTAGTAGTGCCGAGTTAACACTGGTGGATACATTAGCTGCACCGGTAACCTCTAAAGCAACACCAGGAGTGGTGTTATTAACACCTACTCTATTATTAGTACCATCGACAAACAACGTTCCAGTATCAATGTTAACATTGCCTGATATTGTTTGAAGAGCACCACTCATGGTAACATTACCAGTCAAAGTGGATGTACCAGTGATTGTTGCAGCACCGACCACTCCTAACGTACCACCTACGTTAGCATTACCTTGAATGTTTGCTGCTAAACTAATATCAGCCGCACCAGTTACTCTTAGAGCGACTCCAGGAGCGGTGTTATTAATACCTACTCTGTTATTGGTAGCATCAACAAACAATGTTCCAGCATCAATATTAACATTGCCTGCTATGGTTTGAAGGGCACCGTTCAGAGTAGTGTTTCCTACTACACCAAATATACCTCCAACATTAGCATTGCCTTGAATATTAGCTGTAGCACTAATATCAGCATCACCTGTTACTCGTAAAGCAACTCCTGGAGCTGAGTTATTGATACCTACTCTGTTATTAGTAGCATCAACAAACAATGTTCCTGTATCAATATTGACATTACCTGCTATGGTTTGAAGAGTGCCACTTAATGTAGCATTACCAGTCAGAGTAGTGTTGCCTGTAACCGACAAGCTGTTGGATAATGTAGTTGCTCCTAGCACAGTTAAGGCTAGATCGGTATCAATTGTGGTTGTAGTGAATACAGTATTAACAGTAGCATTACCAATAGATACATTGCTGGTGATATAAAGTACATTAGCAGTGACTACATTACCACCCCTCAAACCAAAAGTTGAATTTCCACTGACCGTTAAGGAGTTGGCTGTAAAGATGCCATTGACAGTTGCATTGCCAGTGGTGACACCACCAGTAGAGTTAGCTGCTGCAGTAACAATGGTGGTCGAATACGCATAAAGAAGGGTGTTGGTTTTATCAAGCCAGTTCTCAAACGTGTCTGTTGTTACCGCTACATTAGTCGTTGCTAGTGCCATTATTTTCTCTCTGAATTAAAACTTTTAGCATGCTTTTTATGTCCGTCATATCATCCTTCAGCGTGTTTATCTGACGCTGAAGGTTGGCGTGTTCGTTTTGTTGAGCACGTTGATGTTGATACAGCTTATAAGCTTCCACGTTACTATTTATCAACGCAAAATTGCTATTATCTCTGTTAAATTCACCATCTTCAGTCTTGACGATCATACCGAGACTGCCAACGCTCTAATGTCTTTAATTTTGGGAACATTCTGAGTGCTATCAGATAGTAATACAACTTTGATTGCAAATATCTTGTACATTGTATGAGCAGATTGAACTGCATCATAATACCTCACAATTCTACTATCCTTTGCATATTTGAATGCTGCTTTAGGCTGATCCACCTTCTCAACAATAAATCCAGTTGCGGTTGTATTTGTGTACGGCCCTGATGCACTAGATACCGTCAAAGATGTATTATTACCAACAGCTGATACTACATTAATTTCATAATCAGTATTAGAATCAGTATTAACAATCTTAATTAGATCACCTGCAGCAAAGTCGGCTGAGAACGTTGTTGATGTTCCAGTAACAGTTGTGTTGCTGTTTGTTCCAACTATACCACTCTTCCTTGTGGAGGGTGGGGACAGCGGCACACTATACTCATACTCAATGTAATCTTCATCATTACCTAGATCACTAAAAAGACCAGCTTCTGTGTTCTGAGATAATAGTGTCCAATCTCTATTTTCAAATGGTGTAGCATCATCATTGCTCAACATCTTACCATATACTAATACACTTGTACCTGATGGCTTATATGCGGTTACGTAAAACTTCATATCCTCTGCATCCAGACCATCAGCAAGAGTTACTGTCTTAGACACATATTTAACCAATGAATTGCCATATCTGCCAGTCTCACCTGTACTCAAGTTGTTAATTTTGTTATTAATAGCAACAACACTAACTGGACTGATGTCAATTACAGGACTTACCTTATTAGATACCACATTTGAACTATTTCTGTTCATAGTAGCTGTTAAGGTCAGAGACTTTTGACCACTATAAGTCGAAATCTCATTACTCCTGGATCTTATTTCAGCTTCATAATTAGTCTTGTTAGAAATACCAAACAAAATATTCTGATTAGAAGCAGCTGCACTTGTGCCAACAATACTCTGTGATAAAGTAACCTCTGTTGAGACAGGAGTAATTGTTGACACGTGAGGCTCAATATAGTTGACCGTGTAGTCGTCTACTGAAGCGATCGTAGCAGTTGCTTTTGAAGTTGACCCTACAATCTTTTTGGCTGCTTCAAATAAGAAAGTCGTATTTGCAGCATTTGAGTTAGTAATAATTACTCTGTCATTAACACTCTCTCTATACGTTCGGCCACTCACAACCTTCTGGATACTACCGTAAACAGTCGAATTATTGATACCCAGCTGAAGATTATCCTTGCAAACAATTGATGTTGCATTTGCTGATATAACTTTGTTTACTTGATACGATTCTGTGATGCCATAATGAGCAGCCCCAGAAGCCGATGAGCTCAGAGCAGCATCCAAAACAAGCTGTGTGTTGTTAGCAACAGACTGTACTTCACGCACATCGTTTGCAATTAGAATATAATCACCAGCAGCATAATCTGCACTGAATGTAGTACCGGTTCCAGTTAGTGTCGTAAGCGTGGTATTAGAAACTGTACCAGTCTTAGCAGCAGTCTTGCTACTTCCAAATATAAACAACAAGCTGTCGCCAGCAGAGAGCGAAGATGTGAGTGAAACACTACTAGTGACCACTTTACTGGTTGTGTTACTTGTTATAGTTGCTCCAGTAATGTAGGAGCTTGCTTTCTGAGCAACTGCTTCATCCCCAAGAAAACTTCCTTCTGTTCCTGATAGGGTAAGGAATTCATAGTCAGCATTTTTAAACACAGCAGTTGCGGATGTCTGTGTAAACTTAGCAAAATACCACGTTGCTTTCAAATCTTCTGTTTGAATTGGAGTCCATACCTTGTCGTTAGATGATATAAAGAGTACACCAACACCAAAGTCACCATTGTCAATTTGATTTGTAAAGACATCAGGCTGACCTAATTCAGCTGTCCACACAAGATAATCAGGAGAGTTTGCATCAGGTGATAAAATAAGAGCATAATCCTTATTATTTCTTAAAAAGACTGGCGTATCAAATGTTACAGTTGTCACAGTCTGACCATCATCACTAACATTAACTTCAGATGGCTGGAGTATTTTCCTGGCAATTGTAGTAGCAGCTGGATATCCATTTTCTGTTTCTCTGATGGCTACCGTTAGGAATTTATCACTGCTTTTTGATTTGAAAAATAAATCTACCTTAGTTACAAAGCACCCATCACTACCATCATTGAAGTTAATATTAAACGTCTGAGCCAGAGGATCCCATCTTCTCGTCCTGTATACGGTAGTAGTGGTTGAGAAAGATGTAACAACTTTTGTATTTTCTACTTTAGAAACTGTTTTTGTCCCCATAGTTAGCGATACATCTGTCTTCTTGAAATTATACGCGTTGAAGAAAACAGATGCTGTCGATATTGAGGTATCAGAACTTTCAATATCATCAACGTCAGTAATCAAAACTTCACGCTGACCAACAAAAAACCTTCCAGCTGGAATCCAAAAGTCTCCTGCCAAACCACCAGAACTATTGGCAACTAATTGAGTGCCACGAACATCAGTATAGCTGAAATTGTTGTTAAGATCTAATCTTATTGTGTTATTTGTTGAAGATAGAGGAATCTCACCAGGTCTTGCTCCTAGGAATACAGCGCCAGTTCCACTTTCTGTATAAGCATTGTCTACACGAATCTTATCAAAATAAACATAGTGTCTAGCACCTGGTCTCAAACCAACTACACAGAATGATATCTGCTGTGAACGTATGAACGGGTTGAAGTCTGATATAGCTGTAAAGTCACCAATTTTTTTAGTATCATCAGTCGTTGCTCCAGACTGTATTTGTTCTGTGGTTGTAGTAATTTTTTTTACAGATGTTAAAGTTTGGTCCTGTGCTGTTGATCCACCGCCAGTTGTTGCAAAATTACTAGTACCTGTATACGATCCTCCAACATTCGCCCAATTGGTATTTGATATTTTAGTGATAGTTTTTACGTTCTTTTTTTTGTTTTCATTAATTGCATCAATCAAAGCGTTAATTGGCGTGGCTAGATCAACAGTGAAGCTTATAGATTGCTGTTCTGTATCATAATAATTATCGTATTCGGGGAATAATTTTAATTCCCCGTTATAAGACCACGCTAAGGCAGAAAGATTTCTAAATCTAGTAGCTAAGGGTTGTGTCAGAGCTACTGTGTCTGTATAGTCAAGAAAAACATAATCACCTGTATTTTTGTAGTTGCTGGATGAAGCACTGTCAAAAGTCAAATCTAGCAATGTATGTTCAATAGGGGCTGTTCCAAACGATCTTCTTGTATCAATTAAGAATTTAAACTCCTTATCACTCACATTAGCAACATCATAGTTGTTCAAAGGATCTACAAAAAAACCATTCTTGAATCTTGATATTGATGTGTTTGATTCACTAGGAATAACAAGATCTTTTGTATTTTTTTCGAGAGTGTTTAACAGTGAATAATATTCTAGACTTTTTAATCTAGCTTCAATTTGCCTGATGTCCTTCATGGTGTAGCGCTGCACCTGATCAGTTCGAACCAGAGTAGAATTCCCTGGCTTTTGTACCCTTGCGGCTTCCTTGGGAGATAGCGACGGATAAGGTGGAACTAAAATAGTGGCTAGAACCATAGACTTATCAGATGCTCTTTGAGGCACTGGATTATCGCTAGACACACCTTCCTTAATAATAATATTTTCGTTCCGATCTAGGAGAATCAAGTCAGATCTTGCCAGATAACGCTCAACATCAGCCTCAAATGTTTCATTTGGGGTTGGAAAATACGTAGAACCAGTAATAGTCTCTGTAGTTACAGGATCAACAGTAGCTCCACTCACAGCTGTAGCACTGACGTTAGCAGTATTTGCAACTATTGGTCTAAAGTCAATGACATCTCTTAGACTTGATATGGATCCTGTCTTAGGAGACTTGAATGTAGGAATATCAATTGTTTTAATGTTGGTTGCACTATTGTATGTGTTTGAATCATTAACAGGATATGAATTAGTGCTTATGTAGTATCCGGTTGCGTGCGTAAAACAATCAACACTGACTAATAGACAGCTTGAACCTGTGAGAGACAATGTGCTGCCTGGACTATACTTTAGATACGAAAGTCCGTATATATTATCAGTCTGACCAGTGACGAGCTCAAAGCTTGAAGCATAGTTAGTTGTCGTATTAGAATAAGTGTTTGATGTGCCAACGTAAACAGCGTTCAACTTGTATGCATCAGGAATCCCTAAACACCAAGGACCAGTAGTCGTGGATGTTAATTGTGCAGTTGATAATTTAACATAAACTGATTTGTTAACAGTCTTAACCTTGTGGATGGAAACTGATGTATTAGGTGAAACTTTGACATTGTGAATAATGGAAACCGCGGCTGTACCAGTAATAGTGTTGCCAATATATACGTACGCTCTCTTACCAGTACTATCAATCTGAACATTTGCTCCAGTTCTATCAAGTCTAATAGGAACATTTGCTGGGAATGCTAGTGTTAAAGTATTAGCAGTAACAGCAGGACCTGTTGTACCGTTAACTGCAAAGCTAGTGGCATTGGTAATAGAATTAACACGAAAAATAGTAGTGTTACTAGAAAATTTAACATAATCACCGGCGACTAATTGCGTAGCGAATGAAGTTGTAGTACCTGTAATAACGTTACCAGACGATGTGACAGTTCCAGATAAATTGGTAGAGCCAATAGCATTTGCAGTAGGAATTACAATGAAATCCCTTTCCTCTATTTCATTGAGTGAACTGTTAAAAGTGTACGGAAAATAATCATACGTACCAGTTAACTCAATCGTAGTGTTGCCGTTAGTTGTGAGAGTATTAGCTGCAACTGTTCTGTATATAAAATCTGCATTAGAAACAGATTTAACAGAATTATATCCAGAAGGAAATACTAAGGTATCATAAGTTGTATCTTTCAGATCAGCTGTGCCGCTCGTGTTAAGAACAACGTCAGCAACGCTTCCAGAAGATTGGACAGATCTTACTTGTGAAAAGCTTTGTCCAGATGACATTACAATACCAAACAAGTAAAGTCTATAAACAGCGCTTGGAGTTCCAATAGTTCCGGAATCATATTCCAAAGATCTCATTTTGGCTGTACCAATTATACTTCCAGGAGTTGTTGGTGCACCAGCAAAGTTATCTGTAACGTCGGTTGCAGCTGTATTACGTAAGTTTACAGTACCACCAGAAGTAAAATTAAATACCCCATGTGCTTCATTAATTAAAACATAGTTGCCATAGTTAGTTTTTATTGTCTGATTAAGTGCAATTGATGTATCAATTCCCTGCCTTGCAGTCAATCTTGTTGAATCATTGGTCTCTATTCTCTGACCATCAACATATGCAATACCAGAACTAATAACAACCTTTATTTGATTGGTGCTTCCCGCAATATCTTCTGTGTTGATTGTAAACGGACTGACAACGTAGTCTCCACTTTCTTCAGCTGTTCTTTGCGAAAGTTTTCTATCAATGGAGTTGAATTCCGTTTCAGTTTTCCTTTTTGTAACTCTTCCATTTTCAAATTCTACGAGCTTGAAGAATTCTGAATTAGCTTGCGCATCTTCTTTATTAAGAACCTGAATCTGGGGAGTGAGTTTCAATCTGTGAGCCCCGGGAGCTGTGTAGTTTGAATATCCCTGTGCGTTATCAAGGAGAGTTGAATCAACACTACTGTTTACAATAGATTCTTGAGTGTAGAATCCAAGAACTACATTGTTTGGATTAGTGGTGAATTTATCAACAATTACTGTTTGTTCTTCCACTCTTACAAAGTGACCTTTTTGATAGATTATACCATCACTTACAATAACTGCAGTACCTGTACCAACTGGTGTTGTAGCAACGTTAATACCACTAGATGTTGTGTTAGCAACAAAAAGATTATTTGCAACAGTAACTTCAGCAATATAGTTCAAAGCTGCAAGTGATGCACCAGACCCTGTTGAGGTGTTAACAGTTACGGTAGGGGCAGTGATGTATCCGTTGCCATATGCACTGAAAGAAAAGCTTCTAATTGTTCCGTTAGAGTAAGTAATTACATTAGCTGCTGCACCGGTACCACTACCTCCTGTAAAAATCAAGAAGTCGTTATTTGTGTAGCTAGTACCACCACCATCTATTCTTACTGAATCAAGTCGGTAGTCCTGGTTAAATAGAGTAATAGTTGAATTATTTGAGAACTTCTTTTGCTGTGCCGTTCCTGTATTAAGATACTTGACGTATAATATATTCGTGTCAGGATCTTGAGACTCAAGACCGTTTGTATAGTTGACAACAATAGCATTTAAATTTGTAGATAGATCTGTAGCATATAAATTTAAATAGTCAGACGGAATAACTGTTTGACCGTCACCTTGAAGATCTTTAATTTTAATGTACTGATAGTTATAATCGTAGCTGAAGGTACAACCTTGAATAATTGTACCTTGTTTGTAGATGTTATCTCCAAATCTCTCAACTTGATTTTGAAGAATTGTCTGTAACTGGGTCAGCTCTCTTGCTTGGATAGGGACAGCAGGCCTAAAAAGAATTCGGTGATAATTCTTCTCCTGATCGTAATCATCAAAGTAAGGAGAGACGTTAAAATTAGTATCCAGTGAAGCCATTGATTCCTCTGTTAAAATTTAAGTATAAGTTTGATAGTCTCAGTCTGTCCAGCGGTCTTTTCAACTGGTATGAAGTTTTCAATATATATGACATCTCCAGAGCCGTGTACTAAATCAGGCTCTACAAGTGCCGACACATTTAAACTTCCACCAGACGTAACTCCATTAATCGTGTAATTGACCGAAATATCGGATTGATTTATTGTTCCACGTTTATTTACCAATCTAACTGTACGAGGATTTGATCCTGTACCGCTTTGAGAATAGAAATATCCATTAGACTCTGTTTGTGCTTGTACTATCAGCTCATCTTCTATGAATTCACTTGTTGTCATAGTACCTATTACTTTGTAAGTCTGGTCAAAGTAAGTGGTTGGCTGAGTCACAGAATCACAAGTAGCAATATATCCGGAGGTGTTTCCAGTCAGTACACTAGTAGATGAATTTCCAGTAACAAAAATACCAAACGAATTACTCAACCTCACTACAGAACTGTTTGCAAAAGTAACTACTCCATATGCAGTTGTAGTTTTGTTGGTATCGACCACTACGACTGCAGTCGCAGTGTTGCCGGTTAGGCTATGGCCTGATTCTAAAGTAGCACTGGCTGTTATATTAACGTTTGATCCGTTTAATGTTGAAGACAACTTAACGCCAGTTGAATTTGCTTGTACAACATAATATGAAGTATTATTAGCAAGACCTGTAATAGCGGTATTACCAGTAGCAACTAAGTATTTGACAATGTCATTATTTTGAAATACATTATTTGATATTGTTATGAAATCTGTTGTACCATTAACATCGGTGTTTGCGTTAAACGTCACAGGAGCTGGAGCTGATATTGTAGCGGTAGGTGCAATATATCCTTGGCCAGTATTGCTTATATTAATTTGTGAAATTCTTCCAGTAGAATTTGATGACGCATTAGCTATTGCTACAACAGAACTGGTACCAGATATTGTGACAGTTGCGTTTGAAGAATAACCCGACCCTGGGTTTGTTATTACTATACCGGCAATAGGAGAACCTTGAGATTGGTAAACAACCTCACCATCCGAAAAAGTACCAGTCCCATTACTCACCGCAAGAATAACATTAGCGAACAAAGGATCTTTAATAATACCTACTACTCTAAAGTCATTCTCATCAACAACTTTACCACCAGATAGGGTGCTATCAAACTCTGCACTCATACCCACATTTCTTGATCCCAGTTCTGCTGCGGCATTGCTACCATGCCCACCTGTAGGACTTATAATTACTTTAGCCTCTGCAGTGTTAGTAGTTGTTGATCCAGTAGATACATTAATGACACCAGTATTACCCGTGATAACTACTGATGCATATGTGTATCCCTCGCCTCTAGTAGTTATTTCAATACTTTGAATAGAGTTACTTGTAGCGTTAACAACTGCTCGAGCTAATGCACCAGATCCATCTCCTGTAATTTGTATGAGTGGAGAAATATCATATTTTGATGCTGTTGTAGGATCTGTGGAGAAAGCCGAATCAATAATGACACGTCTTGTTGACCCAGAAACAGTATACCCAGTAATAAGTCTCTGTTGACCACTACCAGGACCAGACGATATTTTAATGGCACTGTTAATATAGAAGTTTGCATTGGATGATGCAGTAGCAGAGTCTATAGCATACACAAGAGGATTACCACCGACTCTCACCTCCTGAAAATATCCGTTACTGTAAGAAGAATATCCTGCACCTGCTTTTGTTAATTGTATGCTCTGTATAGCCCCGCTGACTGCATTACCTACAACATTAGCGTTTACATATACAGGAATAAAGTCCGCTGTTGCAAACTTACTGTATTGTGAACTTGTGATTGAGTACATGTACTTCCATTGGTATCCATCAGCGGTGAAGTAAAAGTCGTCATCAGCAGCCGTCAGAGTGAGCAACGGAGCTACTGTTGAGCTTGCTCCGTTATTATTATCAATACATTTAAAAACGTGATAGCTTCCACTTTCCGGATGAACTATGTAAAAGTTTGATTCAAATAGGTCCACACTATCATGAGAGTATGGACTGTAAACTGTACCTGATGCCCAATCCCTTCTTGTAGTCATTTTAACCACATCATCCGACGTGATCCTCTTACCACATATCATATTATCATACACGTCAATTTCAGTTGTCTGAGGATTATCGTATAATGTTGGAGGACTATTGTCTGATGTAAATGGACGTGGGTTGGCTAGAAAATAATAGTAGATGTTATAGTTGGGTTCAGTAAATGACTCTATAAAGTTATCTACATTAAACAACTTTAAATTATTTGTGATTAATTTGCTCATATGTCTATTTTTACGCCGGTGGATGTAATTTGAACATCTACATTGGAAGTTTTAATGAGGTTACCAAAAAGCTCGGTACCAGCAACGTGAGAGAGTTTTTTAAGGGTATCAGCATAAACCCCAAGGGCTAGGTCTGATCTGACCTGGTATGAGTACGCTTGATAAAAACTTCCATCGTGAATGTATTTATCACTGTTTAAGAAGCCTCTTGTAGATTTAAAGTATCCTTCACCAACTCCCTGATTAATTAGATTAGCGTAACCAGTAGCCACAAAGGCACTTCCTTCTTTGGTAATGGTTATATCTTCTCCGTCTTCATAAGCATATCCCGAATCAATAACGCTGATACTACCTATAGAGCCGTTTACAACTCCTGCAGATGTGGTAACAATTGCATTGTTTCCCATCAACTCCGAATTTTCAATTTGTGTAACTGAAACAACGTTTGCTGTTGCACCAGAAAATGATCCTGTTATACCAACCAAAGAGGTGAAAGATTGATTAAATGTTTTACGCTTAACGTCAAGGTATTCAGTATTAACTACTAACACTGTTCCTCTAGAGGCTGATAAAACGGTGTTTGACACTGCTGTATTAACAAAAAAGTATTTGCCACCAACTAACCCAACAGCAACGTTGCTTGCCTTTGCAACCGTATTTGCCCCAGTTATTGCTGCCCCAGTCGTTTTTAAAAATAAAACTGTATTGCTAGTTATGTTATTTACTTGAAACAACAGGTTGTTGCCAGAAAACTTAATGTAATCCCCTGCTGATAATTGACTTGTGAAAAGAGTAGCAGTTCCATTCACTTGTGAACTTGACGAGTTACACGTCACAGTTCCTGTTAGATTAGCTCCAAGCGCAGAATTGACAAAATTGCCAGAAGTATATAACACAGCAAGAGAAGTATTAGATGAAACAACCTCCCCGTAGTTGTTTGATGTTGCATTAATCTGTTGGGTGACAGTTTCAAGATCTGTAAAAGCAGTATTAGATCCACTTATTGATAATGTGTAAGATGGTCTAGAAAAATTCTGTGTAATTTCCTCACCAACGATAAAAACACCGGTAGTATTACTTGTTTCAACGTGGAGATTTCTTCTGTCAAATGCAGATATTCCTACATCACGAATTTGAACTAGTGGATTTAGATTATAATTTGAGCCTGGACTAACTCCTGTCAACGAAGCAATTGTTCCAATATCAAATGACCCTCTGGTCAATACCAGATTTAAAATTGTGCTTGAATTTCCAGTCGGTAGTTTTGGAAAGCCGTACTTGAGAGCATTTAAAGGAAGTGTTCTGTAAGGTCCAGGTTTGACTGTGATGGAATTAGCAGTACTAACAGGTCCATTCGCTGTCAATATTAAAACCGTATTGTTTGTTACAGAATTAACTTGAAATACGGTATTGCTACCAGAAAACATGATATAAGACCCTCTATACAACTCCGTTGTAAATAGTGTTGATGTACCATTTACTTGAGGACTTGTTGCATTTGAGGATACTGTACCTGTAAGAAGAGTATTTGCAATTGAGTTGTTTGAATAATATAGATCCTCATTGAGATATACAGTCTCTTCATCTGTTAAGCTACCCACAGAGAAGCCAGCACCTGAACCGGTTCCTATTGTAACTAGATTTGCATATACATTCGAAGTTTGACCATACACAAAATTATATCCGTTACTGGAGAAAACGTTAGATACTGATTTGAGGCCAATTGCAGTACTGTTAGATCCCATCAATACACCAGTAGCTGTTTTATTAGTATATGTACTAATTAAGGCTGTAGTGTTTGTTATTCTATCAGCCAATGCAAAGTCACCAGACGTCACTATCAACAGCATATGTCCATTTGCAACGTACATTGGATCATTAGTGAGGCTTGGACCTGTTGTTGTCAAAGTCAGATGTGTGGCATTAGTAGTAGTAGATACTCGGTATATTGAAGTGCATGACTGGAATCTAATGTAATCACCATTTGCAATCTGCGTATTAAAGCTAGTCTCAACACCAATGACAGTATTTGTCGTGGATGTTGCAGATCCAGTTCCACTTAGTTGGTTTTGTGTTTTACCCAGCACTCTACCAGTTGCCACATTAGCAGTAGAATTACTTCCAGTAACAAGTGTGCCAACCCCAAAAAAAGCATTAGAGGAGTAAAACACAACATTAGCTAGTGGTTGAATAACTATTTCATCAATGGTAAAGTCTGTTATGTAAACATTAGCTGAGGTTCTATTTGCAGTTAGTATAGTTTTTTCAGCAACTACAGGAACAGTTGTGAGTCTGTAGCCTGTACCGCCATTAACCAGAGAAAATGTAACTTTACCAGTTGAGTCAACTATAGAGTCAATTCTAGCTTTACCTTGCTTACCTAACCTAGTAGAAATAATATCAACGACGTCTCCAACTGCAAAGTTTCTTCCAGAATTTTCTACTTGCACCCTCGTAAGAGAACCAATAACTATTGGGCATTCTGATAGATTTCCATCAACAGTAATAATATCATCTAATATGAAGTCGCCTTGCTTGTTGGTAAGCATCAACACATCAAAATGCTTCCCTTTCACAGACTTTCTACCTACCTCCTCAACAAAAGCAGTTGCACCAGAGGCGGAGCCTGTTATCTGCTTTCCTACAAAATCTTTTGTTTTGTCTGATAATGATACCTCTAGATAAACAGGAACGTACCATTCACCATCGGAAGCCTTGATAATATCTTTTCCTGGGAAGTATATGTCGACATCAGATAGTCCGTAGACCTCTCTGAATACCAGCTTTGTACCACGCTCTGTACCTTTAGATCTATAAAAGTCTAACGCATGTTTTACATTTGATCTAGTCTTATCATAAAAAACAGGAGCTTCTGCAAGATACTTATTTTTAAAATGAACAAGAAACTCATCAATTGTAGAGTCTATATCTCTAAACTCTAAAAGGTTCCTTGAATAGAATATAGTGTTATTAGTACTTTCCATCCACCTGTAGTACTCTTTAACAAATTCAACAAACGTCTCCCCATCCTCACTGTAAAACTGAGGAAAGTGATTCTGAACAAGGGTACTGATCGTATCTTCTATTTGTTTCATGGTCTAGCAGGGTTTACTGTTACGTTAATACTACCTGTATTAATAGTAAGAATATATTTTAAATTGGATTGGAAGTCTCGAGTTACTAATTTAGCGTATAGTTTAATACCGTTTCCTGTATAGCTTGAAACATTGAAATTACCAATGGAAATTGTGCCTGTAGTGTAATCAATGGTTCCAACCTTAACTACTTCTACGTGAGCTGTGGTTGTGACATTCACAATTCGTATACTTCCAGCACCATCATCTTCAAGCTGGCATCTCTTCCCATCATACACAAAGTCAGTAGAGTACACGCCACGGTCTGTTAACAAATCATGAGTCTTGGTGGTGGGTGTTGTAATCAAGACTTCTGCACCAAATGAGCGAAAAAAATCATTGTTAACAGATAATGTTGGATTTAAAAGAAAGTATGGGATACACTCTGTATCATTGTTGATGATAGAAGGGGTAACGCTGTCAATATACGAAACAAAATTACTATATCTAAACTTAGCATTAAAGTCGTTCAGATACGTATTGTTGTAGGTTATAATAGCCTGGGTAACTAGAGTTCTTATCTCTTCAGTAGAGAGAGTAGTGCTATTGTAATCATAATTTACATTGGACACAACATCTAAATAAACAAAATCAGGATTAACAACATCCACAGTTATACCAAGAGGAACCTTATCCTCAAGAAATGCTTTGTAAAGGTTCTTGTATATGTCAGGTACACCTTCAGAATTAGTAATATCTACAGAAACAAACACCTTGCCATACTGAGGTGGATCTTCTTTCTCACCACCATAAACAGATATTGCTTGAATTTCCGGAAACTCTCTGAGCAGCAGAGTTTTATAGTCACTCTCGGTAACAGCTCTCTCTTGAGACTGAAAACTTCTTGGAGCATTATATTTTATAGATTCTATAGTTTCAGATACTGATCCATTCACAGCTTCTTGGTTCAATGTAGTTGATATATTTGAATGACCATCTATGCTGCTGTTGTTTATAAAATTATCTGATCCGTTAGGAAGTTCCCCATTACAGATTCTGTACACAACTTCAATGACAGCTCCATCAAGAGGAGATCTACCTGAGGTGTTATCTCCAAAAACAACCTCGTACTGGTTGGTTTCTGCTGCTTGAACAAAGAATATATTCGAGTTTGAGGATAAACCAAACGTTGAAAATGACTGTACATACGTAGATACATTAGCACCGCTGTTTTCTGTAACAGTAATTTCTATACTACTGGTGTCTATATTTGGATTAGTTAAAACAAATCTTTGATTATCAATCACTCCGTTTTTAACAAATGTGTCCGTTACATATACTCCCTCATACAATGTAATGTTGTTAGCATAAAATACACCGCTATTGCTGGTGGTAATTATTGTGCTTTCATCAGTCACAAAGTTGTAGGTATCAGACCCTACTCTTGATGTAAATGAAGTCTTAGATGGAATCTCTACAGAGTCGACAGCTGTAGATGGGGTTATAGCAATGTTAACGTTAGCTTGGGCAGACCTAAACGATCTAGGCAGGTAATTCAATTCTTTGGCATGAGATACCACGCTATCACGTAACTGCGCAGTATCTAAAAACATCTCACTAGCTACCATGTTAAGATAGAAGGTGTTCAGATAGGAGTTATATGCTAACACGTCAAGAAGAACGTTAATATTAGATCCATCAAAGTTGAAGTCTTTATATCTTGCTTGAGAAGTAAGATGATCTTTGAAAGATGTTTTTAAAGCATTAAAATCCAGGTCGACTAGATTAATTGATGAATTTGCCATTTTATCTTATTCTTGAAAGAAGGAAGCTAACAGAGAGAGTTTCTGGTCTATTTATTATGGTAAAATATAGATTAAGATTTACAGTATTGTTATCTGGCTTACCATCCACCACCACTCTTATTACAGACACTCTTGGTTCAAAATTCTCTATAGCGGTTTTAACTTCTGTCTCTATTGTTCTTTGAGTAAACCTGTTATAGTTTTCAAAAAGTACTGAGGTAATGTTACATCCAAATTCCGGAAAGAAAGGACGCTCTCCTTTGCGAGTGAATACTATATTTTTGAGGGAAGTGTAAATTGACTCTTCGTTAGTGACCCTAGCAAGATCACCAGTTCCAAAATTTCTATCAAAGTTGGTACGGAAGTCACTATACCTTTCATTGTATAGCGCTGTTGTTGTAAATTTATCTGCGTATGAAACTGCCATCTATCCTCCGGCAAAAACGTTTGATGATCCAGCAGCAACGGACGTACATCCTGTGATAGCATCACCTACCCTACCAGCACCCTTGTTATTAACAAAAACAGAAGCAGATCCTATTGTTATTGGTGCTGAGTGTGCAGGACAAGGACTACCTGGCAAAAGATGTACTGTGTTTACATCACCTTGCCTGGACCAAGGACGACCATTCACAAAAACATTTCCTGAACCCACTGCTCTAACCATTCCTGAACAGTGTGCAGAATCAGCATCCCCTACTCTTGTTGCCGCTGGCATTAATATCCTTCAATTAAAATATGAAGCTATAAAAGACTGCATTGAATCTAAATCGTTTAAAATCTTATGTGTTAATGTGAATGTTTGTGGTGAACCACTTTTTAAGTTAACAGTAATAGTATACGTTCTCACTGACTGCTGACTTTGATCCTGTTTTAGATCATAAAAATCTTTGTTTGGAGGTAAGTTAGCTATTCCCTCTACTACAACAGGAGTCTCAAGAACATTGCTTGATCCCTTTTCAACATATGTGAGTATGTCTTTGAATGGGTCCCTGTATGAACCAACAATAGAAACTGACGTTTGTCCAGGCGTAATTAATACAGATGGTTCATCGGTGTCTATTATAGCACCAACTGAATCAATGATCTCACCTGTACCAGGAGTTACATTTATTATAATATTTATAGTTTTTGAAGCTCTGGTCGTGTCAGTTATTGTTGTTGGCGTGATTGTTGCCATTATTTTCTCTTTTCATCAACTCTTTCAACTTACAGCTCCACGAATCTATTAATTCATGTTCATCTTCTGTATGAGGTCCTACAGGAATATGAGGATTAAATTCTATAAGGTTTTCAAACGACAAAGGTATATCTTCAAAACTATTATAATTTTTCAACTCACTATTAAGTAAAATTACAAATTTATGCATCAAGGGTTGAAATCTATTCTAGGTGCTACAAACTTCATATTCCCCTTGGACTCCACAGTATACTTACCATCAACCAACATATTCACATTTCCTTTGACACGTACATTAACATTTCCACCAACATACACGTTATTGTCTTTGATAGTGACATCAAACTTATCTTCAACAGACTTAATTACCATTTGGCCGGTATTATCAATCTCAACGTACGATCCAGTCTTATGCATAATGTGGATACGCTCTTTAGAAGGAGTATCATCAATTTCAATTAGATGACCGGACTCAGTTCTCATTACCTTGTTGTAAGGGTATTTAGCAGCATACGGAGAAGTAGGTTCACCTGGAAACGGAGAAGCAGCTGCTATTTTTTTACTATTTTTTAATGCTCCAACTGAATTTTCTTCTATTGATGGCTTAGGAAGCTCGCTTTTTTCATCTGCTCCAAACAATCCAGCCAAAGAACCAAGTATAATAGGAATCTGACAATCGTTGCCGTCTGCAAAAAAACCAAACACAGTGGATCCTACCATCAATCCAAGAGCGCTTATACCAACTCCATCCTTGGTGGTTTCACTAATTATACCAGCACTCATAATAGAAGAGATTGGTGTTGCCCAAGGTAGATGGCTGGTTGGAACATTGACTGTATCCGGATTACCATCATTGGTGAAGGGATGGACATTGTAAATTCTTACACGAATACGACCAATCTTTTTAGGATCATCTCTATCTTCCACCTTACCAAAAAACCATCTGAACCCTTCTTCTCCAAGATAAGCTGTTGTCATGTGCTCAGTGTTCCTCTACCATATCTAATTAGCTCTAAATGAGTATCATACTTTGAATCCACAAGTACGTTTATTGAGTGTCGTACAGAAGATACAAGGTATTTGCCGCTATCAACTTCGTTCTTTTCTTTACCATTTAATAATGCCTGGTGTCTTGGGATATCAAGACTGATAATGCTACCGGCTGTTATTTTAGTATTGCCGGGAATATCAACATACGTTTTCTGCTGAGTTAGTAGATTAGTGTAGCTGTATTTTTCTGCTAGAGAATCGTACATAAAATCTATAGTTGGATTGTTACTATCCTTATACTTAGCAAAGGGAACCATAAAACTTTTACCAGCAAACGGTGCATACTCTTCGTTGATTTTATTAGTCAGTAAAGAGTTGCTTCCACCAGCAAAATCTACAAATGATTTATTACCTGGTACATTTGAAAACACTCTACGTCGGTATCTTTTTGTATTTAAATCAAAATCCGACATTACGCAGTTAAGACCACCCTCATGTAACAAGTTCACAACATCAACAGGAGTCCTGACAGTATAATTGGCAAAAAGATTGTGAGCATTGATGTCAGATATAGTTCCCTCAGATCCTTTGACATTTGTAGATATAGCTTCTCGTTGAAAGAAACTTTGCACTTCTGATGATCCAGCTCCCCCATTGTTGAATAACGCCTCTACAGTTGTAAAGAAGTATACATACTGGTTTTCAAAAAAGAGTATAGGAGTAGAAACGTCCTTTGCCGATACTGATCGCTGACGAACAAATGATATAGCGGTAAAGGGATTCATGTATGGAATAACTACAACTGGTAAGTCTTTAGTAGGCTCAACATACACTTTACTCTGACTTCCAAGGACCTTACCTATGATATCTTCAATAATATTTTTTGTAGAAGTACTATAACTCTTTGCAACCGTCTTAGCTGAGTTTAGAAGGTATTCACCGCTATACATTCTCATGGTGTAAGTTTTACTACGTAGATTTTCAGCAGTAATGACCCCACCTATTTCTCCAAGCTTCAAGCTGTATTCCAATGGTTGATCATTACCATACCCCAAGAACTTTATTTTGAAGTTTTCACCACCTGATAAGTTCAGCCTTTCTTTGAGATTAGCACCATCAACCATATTAACATCAGCTGTAATATAGGGAGTGTAAATTGACTCGTAGATATCAATAGACTGCACAAAGTTCATTAAACCCTGTCCTATGTCATAGGTAAAATCTTTATTGTTGTTTGATATTGATATCTCTTTAATATCACACTGACTTGGACGCAGAATCATAGCAGCAGCAATTCCTTAAGTTTTTCTTCTATACTTGTTACATACACAGAATCAAGTAACCGAATATTTTTTCTTTGTTCGTTGATTTCTTCTTCATATTCATAATATGTAACTGGTACAAAGTAATTCTGTATTGTTGGATCTATGCTTGTTGAAAGAGTACTGACAGAGGATACAACTGAATTGGCACCGCTAGTTACACCAACAAGGTTGTACGATGTTGTAAATGACCCCTGAATGTTATCAACAACCGCTACGGAAGAATTAGAGAATTTCAGATTACCAAGAGATACTACAACACCACCACTTGTTTGTTTAACTTGCTCACCAACTGTATAAGTTGTATTTCCTTCTACAGCTATGCTAAGAGATAGTGTTTGGTTGGTGACGTATGTCTTATCTTCTCTCTTCCTCAGATATCCTGAGATACTATTGTTGTTTCCTATGATAGGTGACCAAAAGCTTTTTTGCAACTCTGACAAAGCATTGTAGGCAGCAGTTGATAATGAAGTATCGTCAGCAATGTAATTGGATCTAAAGAATTTAATTTTTGATTTTGCTTCGGACAACGACCCGTACTTACTTTCAACAAAACGTTTGAAAGATCTTGTATCCAGTGGCCAGTCAAAATATGGATCAACAATCATGTTTGCGTAGTAAATTACCCAATCATATCCAGGATCACCATAATAAAGATAAGCTAGAGTATCTGCTCTATCACCCTCTACAATAGTATACGGATTGTAGGTGTAATAGTTAGCATCATTATCCTTTTGAAATGCTACTTTTGCCAAAAGATTTTTTACTGTAGTATTGCTATAAGAGACATTGGGGTAATGTTTAAAAAAATTATCAGCCATTATATTGTCCTTCCCCCCTCATTTATTACACCTGGCATACTAGAAGAGACGTTAGTATCTTTACCTTTTATAAAATCAAAATTATTTTCTTCAGTAGGATAAAAATCATTTGCCAACCACACCTCTACTTCTTTAAGTGACAGGGTCATTGTAATAGCTGCTGGATTTGAATCTGCAGTGACTCCAGCAACTTGTGGAGCATCTCTAACAAAGGCTGGGCCAGCTGGGGTGTAGTTAATATCAAGATTGGTAACAACGCATCTTTTAAACTTCTTGACACTTGGGTTGATAGATACCTCAAATATTGCAGGATATTTTAGAATAGATGGAATCTGCTCCAATCGTTCAGGCAACATCTCTCTTCTAAAATAACCTATAATCTTATTAATAGTTTTTGTCTCTTCTGGAGACTCTGGAAAAAATGTCCAAGAAAAACTAAATGCTGGTTTAAATCCCACTCCTCCAAAAATCATAACAGGATATGGATTTGTTGTTACATTTAAAGATGCTTTAGCAGCAGATCCAATAGGTCCTCCAACTCCACTCAAATAGTACGCTCCTACAGCTGCAGCTGCTTCTCCAGGAGCCTTACCAATTTTTTCTAATATCCCAGCTGCAATGTTACCAGCTCTGTCAGCTGCTCCACCATCAAAAAGATTAGCTACTTTTTTTGTGCCGTTGGACGTCATTAATGTGTCCAATGAATTTTTTAAAAATTCTCCACCAAAAAATAATGCCTCTTCATTGTAAGAAGCTCCATACTGATCAGTCACAGATTGAGGGAATGGTAAATACACAGACTTTTCAAAATTAAAAGTTCGCTTTGCCTCATCAGCTCTGGTAGTATTAGCCTTAAACGCATTAAACTCAATATAAAATTCTTCGTTGAGGTCAGGAGGATATACTAGCGGAGATATTGTGGAAAGAAGAGCTGCTCTCTTTTCCTCTACCTTAGTTTCAGGTGGCTGACCGTCTTTACCGCTGGAACCGTAATCTACATTAGTCCCCTTTATCTCTGCCCCATTGTATTTTAATTCCATTTCTTTCCTATGAGTTATAAAGGTACATTTAAACCTAAGAATCCTTTGAAATATAAAGGTAATCCTACCAACATTATTTATCGCTCTCTTTGGGAGTGTAAGTTTATGGGGTACCTTGACACCCACCCCGATGTTATACAGTGGGCAAGCGAGGAATTTGCTATTCCATATTTATCACCAATTGATAACAAGGTACATAGATACTTCCCTGATTTCTGGGTTAAAAAAAGAAATCGTGATGGTACCATTGAAACTGTCGTCGTCGAAATTAAACCTAAAGCACAGACCCAACCACCTAAAGTGAAGTCTAAGATTACTAAAAGGTATTTAGAAGAGGTTAAAGCCTGGGGGATAAATAGCTCCAAGTGGAAATATGCCCAGAAGTTTTGCGAAGAGAAGCACTGGAAATTTCAGATATTGACCGAAAATGAATTAGGTATTAAATAATGGCACAAACTTATCAACAGATGCTCAATCAAGCTATTTCGAAAGGAATGGTCGCTGACGCACGAACGTGGTTTGATACTACTTACCAGGATCTTTCGTCAAAGTCAACAATTAGTATAATTAACAAAGGGGATGATAGACTTACAAAGACTCTTACAATCGGAAAGATGTACCTTTTCCACTATGACCCTAAGCACAAGGCAACTCTACCACTCTATGATAGGTTCCCTCTCATATTCCCGTTTGAGCATGCAGAGAATGGGTTTTTAGGAATAAACTTCCACTACCTTTCTTATACCCAAAGAGCTGTTCTTTTAGACAATCTGATGTCATTATCTTCCGATAATACCTTTACAGATCAAATGAAAATTAATTTGAACTATAGATTGCTCAAAGGAATGTCAAAACTTAAATCGTCAAGAGAATGTATTAAACGCTATCTAAATAGCCATGTAAGGTCAAGGTTTTTTTATATAAAACCTGATGAGTGGCAAAAAGCAATACTGCTTCCACTAGATGAATTTGTTTACAAGAAGAGATAATGTTAGACATTAAAGAATTTAAGTCACAAATCCAGAAGTACGACGTTGAAAGACCGAACCTATTTACGGTCCTTATCAACATGCCTTCTAACGCATCTACGCTGCTGAAATCAGAATGGTCTGAGCTTGGAAATCCCCTCAGTCTTTTTGTACAAAATACCACACTTCCTGGAATTGGCGTCATAACTGAGTCAGTCAGAAGATATGGCTTAGGTCCTTCTCAAAAAATGCCAGTTGGAGTTGCATTCAGCGACGTGTCTGTTACATATATTGCAGATGGTGGAGGAAGAATTTATAATCTATTCTATGAATGGATGGATTCTATAATTCCATCACATAACAAACTAGCTGCACCAGGAAATCCTCAGCCAGAGAGTGAGCTCAAAAACCTATCGTACGTCATGTCTTATCAGAACAGTTATGTTTGTGATATTGTGATAAGCACATATAGAGGAGCTCCTGGTAAATTCACAGGATTTGGGTTGCAGCAATTAGCAGCCACAACAGTCACTTCAGCAGCTGGTGTTCCTTTTGTAGGGTCGCTGTTAAACAGCCAAGGTGCCAAACAGCATCCACTAGAAAAAATTAGAGACGTAACATTATACAAAGCGTTTCCTACAAGCATTAGTGATATGAGTCTATCAGCTTCAGGTGGTGATTCATTTTCAACGTTTACTGTAAATTTTGCGTTTCATAACTGGAGCATGACTAAGTATGATACTCAAGAAGCAAGTGAACCAGCTGGATTGATATCAAGTTTACGTGCAGGATTACGTGGTTAATTATATTTATTTTTAATTATTAGGAGATTAGTATGGCTTTACCAAAATTGATGCACCCAACCTTTGAGTTGATTATACCATCTACAAAACAAAAAGCAAGATTTAGACCGTTTCTTGTTAAAGAAGAGAAACTGCTGCTCATGGCAAAGCAGAGTGGGGAAGAAAATGATATCATTAACGTCATTCAACAAATTATTACAAACTGTGACGTGGATAGTGTAGTAAAAGCAGATGAATTAGCTTCATTTGATCTTGAAATACTATTCTTGAAACTTAGAGCAAAGTCGGTTGGTGAGGAGATTCAAATTGGATACACTGACCCAGAAGATGAAAAGCAATACACCTTCAAAATTAATATTGATGACGTAAATGTTACAGAGAATAAAGAGCACTCAAATATTATTAAATTATCTGGAACATCGGGAATCTCTATGAGATATCCAAACGCAAGAATGCTTTCAGACGTAGTTTCACAAGATGGTGTCGCTGACATACTATTCTATATGATTAGAGGATGCATTGACACTTATTTTGATGGAGACAATGTTGTATACTTTAAGCAGTCAAAACAAGAAGAAGTTGATGCATTTATTGAAGATCTACCTAGTAGTGTGTTGCAGTCTTTTGAAAAGTTCTTTGACACAATGCCAAAGCTCTATCACAAGATAGAGTACACTAATGAAAAAGGAACCACAAGAGAGATTGAGCTGAAGTCTATAGAAGATTTTTTTATGTTGGGCTGAGCCACAGCAACCTAGAAAATTATTATAATATAATTTTTATTTTGGCTCAGCACCACCATTATTCTATAACAGAAATTGAATCTATGATACCCTTTGAAAGGGATATATTCCTTGAGTATATTAAACAGCATATAAAAAACCAAGAGGAAATAGCAAAGAATGGCAGCCGCTGATAAAACCGACAGAAGTTACATAGAAAGTTTGAAAGAGTTGAGATCCATAAGGATACAACAAATCAAGCAGATGAATGCTGAACAGCGCTATCATAGTCTACAATCCGAGTATAACAAACGTCTTCTAAGATACAATGAACTTTTTGTATCTAACATGAAAGATATGACATCTAAGTTGGGTAATGCAATTGCAAATCTATCATCAAAATTAGCATCGGGTGTTGGTAGCGCTGCAAGTGGGGTTGCCAGTGGAGTTTCTTCTCTTTCTGGATCAATTCTTTCCGGACTTGGCAAAGCTCTCCCAATTGGAATAGCAGCATTACTTGCAAAGGTGTTGCTATGGGATAATATGAGTTCTATTACCCAGGATCGGCTATCAGGTGCTTTTGGTAAATTGATGGAAAAGCTGTTGGCCCCTGTGAAAGCCATGATTGGCAATATTACTTCAGGGTTCAAATCTCTTGATATAAAGTTTCCTTTATTTGATGAGTTGTTTGATAGATTTACCAAGTTTTTTGAAATTCTTCAGTCTGGGTTCAAGATAATATCACTGAAGTTTGATTCAATGATGGAGACATTTGGTAAGGACCCCAAGAAGTATGTCAAAGATACTTTAAATCTACTTGGTGATGCAGCAATGCTTGGAATCTTGTCCACTGTAGCTGGTAAAGTTGTATTACAGATGTTCAGAAACCACATGCTGCTCAACAGCATTGATAGTTTGCTTGTGAGGCGAATGGGTGGTCAAATACCAGGGTCGGGTGGTGGGATGGTACCACCTGTTATTGCTCCTGGTGGAAGAGCAACTCCAGCAGCTCCAGGAGGAACATCTACTCCACGAATTCTGGATCAATTTGGAAGACCACTTCCACCATCAACGCTCAATGCTACCAAGCAAGCAACCACATCTATTTTAAGTACAATGGGCAGGATGGGAGGGAGATTGGTTGGTGCGCTAGCAAGTGGTCCTGTGCTTACTCTTTTGGCCGCTGGAGTTCTTGCTTACGATGCATACCAAATTTTGAAGGGTTGGGGTGTTTCGGATAAGGACGCAGAAGAAGCAGTTAACATGGTCTATCCCGAAGGATTCCAAGAGGTAAATCAGCTCTCGGGTAAGATATCCGGTACAATACCCCTCAAACCTCTTTCACAAGATGTGATAGCTGATTTTAAGCGCAAGGATAACCCAGTCACCGACGAATATGGTATTACACGTGCTGGCCCACTTAAGCTGGATGCACAGGTAGCACGGGAGCAAAAAATCCTTAAAGAATACGAAGATAATGCCAGGGCAGTGCAAGAGCAAATAAGATTGGAAGAGGGTAAAGATATTGCTCCATTTGCATTGAGGGATTTCTATGCTGAGTGGGGTAGAATGAAGCCAAACGCACGACGCATAGCTGTTGAAATAATGCAGCCAATAATTCGAACTCTTAACTACGTGTATTATATGGGCAGGGATGGAAAGCCCAAGAAAATGAAGCAAGACGATTACCTGGATGCCATACTTGGAAATAATGGTGTTGAGGAGGTCAGTGCAGAGGATTTACAGAGAAATAGAGATGGTGCAATAACAGCATTAGCTAACTTGACAAGAGAAGGTGAGGCTGGCAAAGCTGGATATAATGCTATATTTGAGGATGATAGGTTGAAAGGTATGCAGTTGCCTGGTGGAAAACAAGTCTCTGAGCTCACGATGAGAGAGGTGATGCAGGTTCAAACCGAAATGCTCAGCAGAACAAAAACAGGTGGAGACCCTCATTCCCCTATAGGTGGTTACCAGTTTATTAAATCTACTTTGTTTGGTGGCAGAGTAAAAAACAAAGAAACAGGTAAGTACGAAGATGTTAAAGGTATAGTCAAAGAATCCGAGATGGATAAGATATTTAATTCGGAATTCCAGGATGAGTTGTTCAAACGCATGGCTAATAAAAATCTAGAAGCCTTTTTGAGTGGACAAATAACCAAAGACCAGTTTAAAACCTACATGATGAATACCTGGGAGATATTCCAAGGTAAAAATGCCAACGCACAAGTATTTGCAAAAAAACTAGATGCAATGCTTGATAGTCCGGAGATCATGCAGGCTAGTGGCAGTACACAGGACTCAGGCACCAGAACAAAGGCTCAAAGAGAAGCTGAAATTAAGATGTATGAGAAAAATATAGACAGACTAATGAAGGATGTCACAAAGCCGCTAAGCAACACAACTCCGATGACCATACGTGGAGAGAGTGTTGTTGGTATGGCAAAGGACGCTGTTGAGAACGCTGGAACCAAACTATCTGATTTTTTCTCAGGTGTGAGAAAGAGTGTGAATCCAGAAGACCTAACAAATGATTTAATTAATACTCTTAATACAATAAACACTGTTCGTAATGCAACAGAAAAACCAAAATCTGGTGAACAAGCAAGTGTGAACAACATCATTACAAACAACTATAACAGCAATTCAGTGGCTTCTGGTGGATCTAGAAGTGTTAATCCAGTATATTCGTTAGACAGAACTGCACACAGAACTCTATCAGGGTTTGCATGAAAAAAGGGGCCTAGGCCCCTTTCTTTTTAGTCGTTGATTAGTGACTTAAACGCTTCAAGATCTTCATCTTCATCCCATGGGGCATCTGCCTTAGGTTTAGAAGCTGGCTTAGCGCTCTTTACTGGCTTTGCCATCTGCTCAAACTCTTCTTCACTATCTTCTTCAATAGTACGCTGAGAAACATTCTGTACAGATTTAGCAGCACCACCATCAAGAGCTAGTACACGATATAGCTTTTGCTTCAACTCATCGTATGGCTTAAAGTGCTTATCACCCAAAAACTCTTGCAACGAGTGTTCCTGCTTCCAGATTGACTCTAGTTCAGAATCATCATCAGAAAGAGGACCAGCAGTATCAAACTCAGACTTATCGTAATTACGATAGCCTTCAACGTTACGAATCTTCAGTTTAAAATTAGCACCAGTCCAAAGATCAAATGGATTGATTGGAGCTTCATCTTCAAACTCTGGATTCATAGCAGCATTCAGCTTATCAAATATCTTCTTGCCATATTTAAACAAGAATACTTTGCCTTCGTTTTCTGGATGTGCTTTATCACTGACAACATAGATGTTTGAGATAAAGTTTAGTTTACGCTTTTGATTGCGTACTTGAGTCTTGTTTGCTTCGATACCAGTAGCCCAAAGCTGGCTGTTGTACTCAGATACGGGATCAGCTTTACCAACCGTAGTAAGTGAATTCTCAATATACCATTGACCGTTAGGTCCTTTGAAACCGTGATTAAAGATGCGAACAAACGGGACGTCTTCACCATCGGGAGATGGCAAGAAACGAATAACAGCATATCCATTACCAGACTTATCTACTTCTGGTTGCCAGAAGCGATTATCGGCTTCACGACCGCTTGCACCCTCAGGGTTGGCTAGCTTGGATACTTGTTGGGTGATTTTGTCGAATGACGACTTAGAAGACTTCTTGAGACTTGAGAAATTTGACATCGTATTTTCCTTATATAAAACGTGTTATGTGTATTAGTTTATCCACAGACTAATGATGTAATTGTACATTGCTCTTCGTGTTGAGTCAACATACTTCTATATTTATCTTCCTCATACTGAACAAATGGGGAAAATTTCAATAATTTATTGTATTCGCTCTTCCACACAGGATCTTTCAGCATCTCGTTCCAGTACATGAACATCAGACCTTTCCAAAGACCGTTCATTATGATCAGAGTTTCAATGCAGATCTCTTTTGACAAATACTTTTTAAACAGCTTAGGATGCTGACCTTCAACAACCCGCATCTCCTCTTTCATTGATCCAATGTTATCAAGGTCGTTTTTGAACACGTATGACAGCGATTGCTTGCGTTTTAACCATTCTCTATACTGCTTCTCAGCAGCCTGCTCGTTAACAAGGTCACCCACCCAAAGATCCCCGTATGCAAGGTTTGCAACGAGGAATCCTTCAATGTCTTTGTGCTTTGCTAGCTTTGCAAAGAAGTACTTGTCGTTCCTCTTCTCAAATGCTTTGTGTGTTGTGCGAACTTTACCTTGGTACTTAAAATAATCATACGACTCTGAATTGAAGTGTCTTTTCAGAGCACAGTATACTTTGTACGCATCATAATCACTCATAAAGGTAGTTTGTGTGTTTTTGGCAAATAGTTAAGTTGTTCAGCTTCGTCTTGGATCAATGCTTTCAGCTTTGCATTATTCTTAATTAACGAGGCTGCTGTTTCAATATCAACACCGTTCTTCTCACAGAAGTATACTACTGCATCAATATACTCCATTTTCTTATGTTTTACAAGATCTTCAATCTCCTTAGAGAACTCCACTATGCTTACAAAATTAAGATCTTGGATCATGCTTCTTCCTGGAATAAAATATATGTTGGCCAATGCGAATTTTTTTACTTAGTTTCCAACCTGGACTAATGTATGCTGCATGAAAGAATAACGATCCTTTGCTTGGATCATATATCTTATTTTCTGGATGGGCAGCAGCAATCTCACGAGCCATATTCTTAATCCGTTGAAACTGGATTAGGTTTGTAATTTGCGGGTTCCTACCAAATATGCACACCCAGGAAAACTGACAAGTGGGTCCAGTACGTTGGTAAACAACTTCACAAATTGATTTTGGAAACTGTGGATCTTGAACACGATTCATCGTAACGAATCCCACTGCTCTAATGCCAGCATCTGGTTCATTCCTTGCTTCGAAGTACATATTCTTGGCTAAACATTCTATTTGCTTATCAGGTACAGAAACTAATTGCTCTTGAGCATTGAGTTGGTACTCTACCATCTCGTCAAGCTGATTGCTAGCAAATACAAGTGAACATAGGCCAAGAAGTGTGATTAACACTATCTTTTTCATGTTAACTTCCTCTTTGTAATTTATTGAATTTTGTTGCGGAACAGAGGTACTACTCTCAGTTACTAGATTGTTAATAGTCACGATGTCATTCCTATCAAGAACTGCTCATGCTGTATTGGACCAATGGATCCTATTGTAGATGAATTTATTTATAATTATTAATTGGTGGCTGATTGAGTTATAAGGACAGCCACCGAAACCCCATCTAGAGCTTAAGCTGCTAGAGCGTACTCGCTATCATTTGCGGTTACTTGTTTTGCTTGATTTACGGTCATCGCCTACCGTGTTGCCTTCTCTACTATCTCACGCTGTCGAAACCTGGTCATCCCCATCAGAAACACACTATACAACAGGTTTAGGTCTGCTTCTATATCCTGTTACGGCGTAGTATGAAGTTATCTCTAGACCTCAGCCGTAATATGTTTCTGGTGGAGATGGAGGGAATCGAACCCTCGTCCAACATGCCTTCGCTTTGAAGGGATTACAACAATTCTTTACAACTATTTATTAACGATTTGCAATATACATAGTGATTTCGAAACCAAAACGCATATCTTGTGCAGAAGGTGTAGTCCAAGCCATTTTATTCTCCCAGTTAATTAAATAATGACACAATTGTGCCACTGTTATTATCTATCCGAATACCTAGAAATAACAATGGGGAATAACACCATTTTAGTGGCGTTATCCCCGCATTTTCACGCTGCTTCAGCCATCTCAACAGCAGTCTCAAGAGCCTTCACCTTAAGTGCTTTGTTAGGACCGTACCAAGCAGATGTCAAACGACCTTCTTGAGTACGACCAATAACATGGTCGGTCAGGAATGTAACAGCGTTAAACGCTTGCCACCAGGAGCCCTCAGCAAACTTAGCACCAGGTTGCTCATGCAAAGCCTCCAGAGCCAGAGTTGCAGACTTCGACAACTCCTTTTTGATAGCAGTTTCTTCGTTCTTAGAGCGACCGTATGCGTTAACAGGGAAGATACGGTTGAAGTACTCTGTAACGGATTCCTGCTTGAACTTCTTGGAACCCAAGAACTTAGCCATTTCCTTGTACTTTGCAAGCTTCTCGGACGCAATACCAAGAGTCTGCTTCACCTGATCACCGTCAAACATCTTGCGATGCGACACCTTCACCATGTTATCTTGCTTACTGCTAAGTGATAGAGTGAGAGTGTTGTTGCAGACCACACGTATTGGAGTGAAGCGAACGTCAATAGACTGGCCAAACTTGTGAGGGAGAGTAAACAATAGGTAGGAATCCACCTGATCACCGTTGAAAACATCAAAACTCTCCTTAACTTTAGCCAAAGCCCACACAATTTGACCGTTTTTTAGCGATCCAGCAGTGTGCATCTCCATGTTACCGGAGCATACAAAGTCGTTAAAGAACTCAAATGCTTCTTCATTCTGCAAAGGATTCCAGTCTTGCGACACTACATCCAGGATTTTACCGTCAGTAGAGCGTACTAACGCGTCTTTGCCAGTGTAAACTTGCTTACCAAGGATCTCAGCGTACGCTGGAACCTTGTCAACCGACCAGTTTAAGCCAGCTGCGTCCAACATTTGAGCAGGAGAAAGGTCTCCTGGTACTAATTTACCAAGACCGTGCCACGGGGTTTCGCCTGCATATGCCATAGTTTCGACTAAATGTGCCATAATATATCTCCAAAAAGGTAATTAATCAATCACAACAGAGTCTATTCTCAACATTAAACGAAAATAAGTCAACACTAATTACAAATAATTTACACTTTAAGAGCTAGATTCAGGTCGAACGTCTGTCCACACTCCGTCTTCATATTTAAAACCAATTCCAACTTCTAACCCCTCTATGAGAACACTGTAACAGTTTGTTGGTGCTTGCCAAGGTGCAACCCCATCCCATACAATAGTATTTTCACAGATATTTGTAAGAGTATTTACTACAGCGTATTTTTTTAGTTCCATGATCACCACCAAGTTAAAATTATTGAACCCGCAGCCCCACCACCCGAAGACTGGATCCTAGCTCCTCCACCTCCACCACCGGGAATATAGCCATCAGTACTGGTACTAGTGCTACCTGAACCAGACCCACCCAATCCTGCATAACCACCACCACCTTGTGCAAAATTTGAATACCCAGGATTACTCATTTGCCCTCCAGTAGTAGCGCCACCTCCACCTCCACCTCCACCATAAGATGAATATCCACCAGCTCCACTGACGCCAGTTCCAAATGTACCTCCACCACCTCCTCCACCACCACCATAAAACGAATTACCTCCAGAACCACCAGCACCAGAAACACCGGTTCCACCGGCTCCACCCGTTGTTTTGCCTCCGGAAGCAGGGCCAACGCCAGCTGGCGTTACTCCAGCACTCATATCAGAACCACCACTACCACCTCCGTATGGGGTAGAGCTAGTACCACCACCACCTCCTCCTCCACCATATGCAATTAGATTCCTTGTAAATGGATTTTGATCTGGCCAGTTGGTTACAGTAAAATTTGTATCCCCTCCAGTAATACCAGCACTATTGCTACTAACAGAACCACCTCCAGCACCAACTGCATATGTTTCACTAGTTGCTACCCAAGACAATGGAACTATTACTTCTAAATAACCTCCCCCACCTCCACCACCACCTGCACCACCAGTGGTACTTGATCTACCTCCAGAACCACCGGCACCCCATAGTTGTAGCTTTAGCCATTGATATCCACCAGTTGTAGGCTTATTCCACGTACCTGAACCCGATAGTGTGATTGTTTGAATAGCACCAACTAGCGGTGCGGTAGTCTGAGTTGTTGCGTCATTGAATGTTATTGTTGTGCCACTTACGTTAATTGCCATCTTTATAATCTCCCTTAATAATCACATATCACGTGACTTTAAGAGTATTTATAACAGGTAGACGGTTGCAATTAAAAATTATCATTTACTGGAAGTAGGCTTGCTTGGTATTTGTTGTATGCAGTCTGAATCAACTCAACCAACTTACCATCACGGTATTCGTAGATATCCTCAATGTAAAGAGTAACAATAGGAACAGCTAGAAGCTTAAATTCTTCCAACTTCTTTTCAACATACTCTTTATGTTCACGTTCCATACATACAATTTCATCAGCCCACTGTAGTAGATCTTCTGTTACAGGAATAAGGGCATAGGAAGCCGTCCCAGCGTTTCTAGTGTTAAAGTTGTATGGATTACCACAAAGGATGTGAGCAGCTGTTGCTGAACGTAGGATACCAGCAGAACATACGCAAAGAACACGTTTATACTCTCCTTGAAATTGGTTCGAATGTACACCGTATCTCACTTTGTTGCCTTTGTATCGTATATGATTACAGATCCAATAATAATCCATAGTATACCAAGGCCAACATTATCAAGAGCAATGTTAACTACCCCGCTAATGATGTTAGCAAATCCAATTGTATATCCAATAGCGGTTCTGTGTTTCATAAACCAGGTAGCAATTTTACTCATTGATTACTCCTTATAGTTGATTAGAACTTGGAGTGCTTCGTATTCTCCCCAAGTAAAAGATATATGCTTCTTATCATTAAGGTTAACATCAAACCCTTCGCTGTTTGACCACTCTGTTACTTCCATGTAGTCATTTTCTTTAGCGTGGTGGCAGTAGGGCTTCAGTTCACAAAACTTAGCTTTTCGTGTGTGAGATTCAATCATACATCATTCCCAAAATAAGTTGATCTTTCACGTAAGTTGGTATCTATATCTACAATACCAAAGTGCTCTTTAATGTAGTCAGCAGCTTTTAGTTGACCTTCATAGAGAGAATCATTCATACCATTATTATAGCATTGATTAAGGCATTCGTCAACAATTAGTTTAGCAAAGATCTTATTATACTCTCTTACCCATTCATCGACTGCAAGGCCTTCAGGTACGCTCAGTCTTGCTTTCATCGCCAGGTCTTCAATGTCAATCATTATCAACTCCAAAGTGTTTCAGGATAGTCTTATCAATACGCCGTTGGTACTGTTCGTCAGTAAATGCCAATGGAAAGAGGCTAGCACATTCTTCGATAATTAGTTTAGCATATTTCTTATCATCTAGGACAGGGATACCAAACATATTATCGGTAGCCTGATCCTTTAGTTTTTTAAGTATATCGTTCATGGTGTTTTCTTTCCTGAAAGGTCAACTCCATCTTTAAACGCAGCTTCCATCTTCTCGCCGATTTTATCTCGTCTAGTATTCTTCTCTTTCGTAGCAGGGAATTCACCTCCACCGTATGAATATTCCCCATTTCCTCCACCTCCACCTTGTCCAACATTAACCATAATCTTACCATCCTGAGTCATGGCAGGAACACCAATAGGCACGCTACATCCAGCTATAGCGCTACCGTATTGATAATCAACAGTGGGTTCAGTCCTCTTAACAGCACCCTTTTCATTCAGTAGGTTGAATAGTCTCTGAACCATATTAGTTGGAATCCAAAACATATGGAACAATCGATTGACAGCAATAAAGGTAGCAGATAAAGCCAATATACCAACTGCTGAAATAATAGCGGCAACAGAGAACTGAGCTGCAAAGATAACTCCCGACAATACTGACTCACTCATTCTACTGCCCCTTCATCCTTAATATTAAACCACAAACAGATCTCACTCATTACTTCTCGGTGGATATTCTCTTTGATGGCATCTTCACCAGGACGACTATCATGCTTATAAGCTCTTGTCAGTCCCATTGCAATACCATCGTATACGCATCTATCCAGCAAATCATATGTCTTAGGTACTAGCATAATCATCATCAGCCTTAGACTTGGCTTTCTTCTCTGCTTCTAGTACAATCAACCTCTTTACAGCATCAATAGCTTCAGGACTGCAACGAATCCTTTCTACTATATCTTCATCACTGTATCCAGCATCAATCATTCTTCTGATTAGTTTAATTAACTGACTATGCATACTCTTCTCTATAACCAACTGTTATGTAACACAAAAGGCCTCTTACCCCTTATACGTACATCAATCTGCCGTACACCTACCTTCAATCTCTTATTCATTCTGATAGCTCTTTGCAGGCTAGGAGTAGCTATGTAGTTCCTTCCACCATCAGGATAATCCTTCCACGCTGTCCTTACATAATACAGTCTCTTATACCAGCATCTCATCATATACTCCTGTAACTGTAATCAGATCCCAACAGAGTGATTATACAGATAATTGTAGTAGGAGTCAACAGGTAACAGCTAGAAAGGAGGCTCCCCAAGATCAGCAAATGTATCATGTACACTGACCTTAGGGATACGCTTCCTCTTCTCTCTCTTCAACTCTACAATTGTATAGCCACCTTGCAGGAACTTCTCAGCAATGTCCCTACTCCAGAACTTCCTCAGAAGCATACCATCATCATCATATAGCAGGAACCTCATGGTATTAGTCCCAAGGCTTCATACTTCTAGCAGTAGAGCAAGGATACATACAATCACACTCAAGACATGGATTGAGTACCTGCACCGGAGCCTTCTCCTGATCCTCACTCACAACTACCTTAGACCACTCCCACACCTTGAGCTCAGGCTTGACTTTAGATTTAGTATTGCCCATCACAACCTCCGTTAATAAAATAGTAACACGACCTTTTACAGTGAATTTTTGCTAAAAAAAATTTAGCGTACGCAGGAAATCAGAAACAGTCAACAGATTTGGACCCCCCGCAGAGTGAATACAGAGGCTTCCAGGGGACGTTTGATTACTAGGCCGTAGTCGATTCAGCCCCGCAGGGGGAGATTGTCCCCCCGGGGGCTGTTTGCCCCGGGACCCCCGGCAGCCCCGCAGGGGACCTAGTGCCCGAATGCCAGCATCGCAGTGATAAACCCCGCAGCATAGACGCAGACGTACATGATTAGTATGTCGGGATCAGTCATTGCAGAGCTTCCCCATTGCAAATAGCATCAGCTCGTCTTGCTCCCGCTGCTCCTGCAGGATGGTAGTGTCAGTCATTAGTTTGAACACAGTCCAGCTCATTGGATCATTGATCATACATAGTCCTCACCAAAAAGATATTGAAATACTTCATCAGGTCCGTACGTGGAGAATGTTCCGTACGTATGACTGCCCTTGTAGTCCCAGATACCACACTCATGGCCGTCTGCAGTAAAGCCCCAGCTGTATACTACCTTGTCCGGATCGTCCTTGCAGTTAGCCTCGAAGCCTAGGACACGTTCAATCATACCAGCAGAGACATTCCGAAGAGTGCCAGTGCGGTGACTACCAATCTTATCTACTGCCTCAATTACCATTGCTGGGATCATGCTGCCACCATCTTGGTAATGTTAGTGCCGTAGAAAGGCAGACGCACGGTGTTGTACATAGAGACCACCTCCACCGAGATGTTCTTGAAGTTATCAACTACTTCACTAATAATCACATCAGTGCCCTTGCGGATCATCTTGCCCTCTGATGCAACATCCATTACCAGTGTGCCCTGAACAGTGTCTAGCTTAATCATACAGCCTCCTTTTTTGGTGCGAACATACGAGCCCCATCACGGCAGAATTCTTTCAACTCACGACGGATCTCACTTGGATACTCATATTCATACTCATTGATGAACATGATTGCTTCCAGGATACCATAGCCGCGTGCAGTCTTTAAATACTCACACTCGGCCATCAGGTTGTTGAACTTACCCATTATTCCACCTCCATCTCAACTACTGCAACATCAGTATAACGACTAGCTACTCGCAGCTCCTCAGCAAACTCATCTGCCTTTGCACTATCTGCAAAGACCTTCACTACCTCGTCGAGACCATCATCGTTCTCGATAACCAAATATACCTTCATCATTATGCAATCTCCTTATCATCAGAAGAAACTAGGACTTCACGCTTTGCATCCATCATCTCAAACAGAATGAACTTAGCAACATTCAGCTGCTGACGAACTCGCTCCGACTGACCACGCTCAGTCAACTCCTGGCAGTCACTCAGGATACCAGCAACTACCATCTCCTGACCACTCAAACGAGCAGTCAACGAATTCATGTACTCTTCGCGGATTGTGTCTTCTGACATCCCGAACATCGCTTTTTCGTTATTCATTCTCTTCTCCAATTAATCTCTCAGTGAATTCATTATCGTTTAAAGCGGTAATTAGGTCAACAGCTGAGAACCCGCACAAACAGTGGAGATTACAAAATAATTTGCAAAATAATTTGATTTAATATTCAATTACACGTATATTACAGCCTCCCGCGCAAGAGCAATATGCTTACACTCCCCCCTGTACTTGAATCCCGTGCAGGAGCACTCAGCAGCATCATCAGTGACCCGCACGTAATACCTGTCTCCTTTGCTCCCCTGCACCTCAACTACTGCGGCCGCGACATCCTGGTTTTCTGCTGCGTACTCAGAAACAAACTGGAAGGTTCTGCCGCGTGTATCGAAGCGTATAGGGGCTTTGAACATCTTGATGTCTGCAGTCCCCAGCTGAATGTAACCATGCATGTACTGCTTGCTATCATTCAGCAGATACGTATGATTCGGAGTACTCCAATTAGTTGTTTCTCTGTAGAGCTTCATGATTTCCCGTGCTATTGTTAAGGTGCGGTTTAATAATATATCGTCAAACAGCTGTTTCACGCTATTTTATATCGCATAACCATACATCTGGCCTACTTCTGTATACTGGATCTCTGTCTTCCAGCATTGACATCATGAACTCCATTCCATTATACATTCCGAGCATGTATGAATCATAGTTCCAGTTACCATTTAATCCCTGGACTTCTAACATCTTACGCATTCGTTCTAGTATGTCATCAGTCATTACCATGCTCCTTCGCTATGCTGCATCAGATACCTATAGACACTCTCATGATCCTTAATCCATTGGCCAGCAGGAGTCATTCCGTTAAATGCCTTGTTTGGACTGCTCCACCATGTATCAGCAAAATCATTACCTACCATAGCAATGACCAATGCTACAGATCTCTGCTTCATAATATGTTCAGTCATTCCTAGCTTTCCACATCTTAATTGCTTGTTCCAATCTACTCATCTGTTGAAACCTAATATCATCCATGATACCGATACCAATAAATTCTGATGTCATATTACGATGATTCATTAGAGAGAGCTTGTCATAATGCTTCTGGAGTACATCTATCACCACATCATACTCTTCTTCATTCATTATGTGACTCCAAAGTGGTTTAACAAATCCTCACTATGCTCACCCTGCCTTGATTCCCAATAGTCTACTCTCTTAGCACATTCTTTGACAATCAACTTAGCAAACTTCTGATAGCAAAATTGTGTGCTTTGACTCTCATCCAGAGACTCTAAGTAAAGTTCTCTAATTCGATCGTTCATAGTGCATCCAATATCTTTTTTGCTTCGGCTGCCCTGTCCCTTGCATTGGAATACGCATAATCATCCGACAACGAATTGGTACCCCAAAAGTCTTCCCACTCACCGTTCTTCTTCCATTGCACTCTAATGTCATACGTTACCTCAAAAGGACTTCCTTCCGAGATGATCCTTACAGATCCATAGTCTTGTGATATATACATCATTCTGCTCCTAACAATACGTTCTCAATCTTTTTCATCTGATGAGGCGTGATACGAAGAAAGTTAGTCTTCTTACCTAACGTCTGAATCTAATGTCAAATCCATAAGGAAAATTCTCTTCCGTCAACGGCAGCGGAGCAACCTGAAACAACTGCTGCTCAATGTAATTGATCTCTGCTAACGTCATACCGCCTCCTTAGTTTGCAATGATGTGAACAGGCTCATACTTCTTCATGTAGAACGTACGACCATTCGACAGCATACGTGCTGTACGAGACGACATCTTGATGTAATCATTACCATTCAGATGGAACAAACGACCAATCTTAACATCAATAAACTCTATTGCTGGATTCATACTGCCTCCTTAGGTCCGTTAATACGATCTTCAATCAACTGAATATCCTGCAGCGGCATACCAAAGAAATTAGCAACCTGCTCCGCAGTAAACCTACCACTAACTAACATCTCTTCGATCTCAATTAACATATCACTAAACTTACTCATCACGCCCCCTCAATTAAACCTTGATCAAACCATTCGTGTTGATTGTTTCTTTAGACTTAGAGGACCAGAGACTCTTGTACTCTACTTCTGCACGAACACGACTCAACTTCTTGATAACACCAATCGTCAATGTGTTGGTATTGTAATAACCTACAAAAGCTACCTTGTCACCAACCTCTAAAGCCCTACCTAACTTGTCTTTTAACATCGCTCTCTCCAATTAATCATTCAATATAACCATTATCGGCTTCTAACGATATTAAGTCAACACAAAAAAACCCGCAATAAATGCGGGTTGTTGATTTATTTTCAAAGGAGATAGTATAATGTTAACTTTTTCCTGCTGCGGGGCTGTTAGTGCGAGATCAGCCTCATCAGAAAGCCTACCAAATAGATTGCGAGAAGTCCAGTATTGACTCCAATCAGACTCGTATCCTTCATCCTGATAGCAGCAATCAACCATGCGAGTGATCCAAGATTGAACATCAACACATTCAACGGATCAAACGCTAACGCAGTAGCAATTGCTCCAGCCAATGTGAACGCAGTACCAGTCCACTTAAATATATCAATATGCATCATTCCATTGCCTGCTTAGTAACTTGCTTCACCTTGTGAACACCACTGTCAGCAATTCCAGCAAAAGCTGAAAATCCTACAGTACTGACAATGATACCAAAAATAGTACCCATAACAAAATTAATCATGTCACCTTCCTGTTAATCTATAAAAACGACGAAGCACATCACCAAACTTGAACATATCACCCTCAATTACTTCTCCACAACAAGACTCACCATTATCTAGCACAATCAACTCTACAATCTCATACATCCTGGTTTTTTCAGTATATCGGATCGTTGGCACAATGGTCATACCATCTCCTCATTATCTGTCGCTTCCTGTTCATTATGGACGCTTACCTTCCTTGACAATTGAATTGCAATATGTCGTAGCAACAGCAACAGTCCAATCTTGATTAGCTGTGATACAATTCTCAACTGCTTTGTTCATTGTAGCCATATGAACAGTCGACCCAATAAACAATGCACCTAGCAATAGCAAAATGCTAAGTATGAAACCATCATCAAATACTTTCAAAGGTACTTCTCCTCTCAATAGTCATGTTCTCCATCAATCCTTCCAGATAGGCAATCCGCTTCTCAACTCGTTTTAAGTCGTCAGCACAATGAACAGGATCCAATGCACTACGGACTTCGGAGAGATTAATCACCTCATTCACAATACTATCCAAACTACGAGCCTCGCTCATACACATCTCCTAGTATAAATTGGAACATTGACATACCGACTGTACTTCGAAGCAAGCTCAACCGATGTCACCAAACACCTATCACCGTTTGGATCTGTAAAGTAGTTACCTAGATCTACACTCTTGAAACCCTCTTCACGATTGTAGTCAGGCACAGCTACCATACACATGACACCAGTATTACGAAAGCTCATCACATGATCCCTTCCGTAATAAACACAACGACAGAACGATCGGTAGGTCTAATAGCAATCATCTCACCACCGTAATTATCAATCTTACAACGAACTCCAGTCAGACCAGCCCACTTCTTTGCTCTACGAACAAGAGCCTTGTCAGTAGCAGTCGACTTAAAGTCAAAAGATGCACGCTTGACCCAATAGTAGTTAGCCTCACCACCGAATGTATCGGTCATCTCAAATTGAAAGCTCATCATACGTACTCCATTTTTTTCAGATAACCAAAAGGCAGATTGTAGATAAACTCAAATCCCTCTGCATCCATAGTGTCGTCATCTTCTCTCATCAACCACTGCACAACTGCCTTACGAGTGGTACCATCGTGCATCAGATTATCGACACGATCTTCGAACTCAACGATTGCAGCCTTCTGATCAGCCTCGTCCTTTTCAATAGAACGATTCAGATCTGCAATCAAACTGTCCCACAGTGCCTGCTTCTGATCAGGATTGAACGCTGCAAACGTAGCCCAAAAGCTTTGGTCCGGACGAAAACCATAAGCGTCTTTATGCAGGTCGCTAAGCACTGCCTCATCAAATGTATATAACATAACATCTCCTCATCAATTCAGTAAGGCTATTATGGGCTTCTAACGAAATTAAGTCAACATCTCAAACATCGCATTCTATGCGGTATTCCAATTCTTTTTCAAATAGTTCTGTTACATAATCAGCAAGAGTCTGCGTTTCCATAATAGCAACTATATGCTCAACCTCAAGCATGCAGAGCGAGACCCACGTGAGTGGCTGCTTACCATCCTTGCCGCGAGTGCCCCACGTGAATCCTTGCCGCACATCCTCGTACGGATCATCCATTGTGAGTGAGAATTCAGTGTAAGGAGCATCATCATGAATGTTACGTCTCAGGTAATCATTACCACCATCAACCATGTACTCCAAACCGTTCTTATCAATGTAGGTCACATAGTCGTGTCGATGATGAGACTGCAGAACAGTCCCATCCGGAGTTATAATTCTATTACATACAATCTGACTCATAACTACTCCTTAGTTAACTAACATATACTTAGCAAGCTGCTCCCAATCAGAACCACCAGCCTGACGAATCTTTGACACTGTAATCAACGTACGCAGACTAATCTCACGAGCCTCATTACGGTTAGTACGGAGAAACTCAAACGCTTCCGTCTTCTGAATAGTAGGAACCGAAGACAAGAACGAAGGCTGCTTCATAATGTGTTCCATACGATCGATCTTCTGATCAACTGTCATCGACAAGTCAATACACATCGAACGACTACGAATAGCCTGATTGATCTTATCCTGTTGCAAGTTAGAGATGAAGATCACTCCACCAGTAAACTGAAACATACGTGGCAAGCTGTCATCAGTAAAGCTAGTATTCCAGCTGATGTAACGAGTATCATACGAATCCAAAGCTCCCTTCAACAAGTTCAATGCATCCGGATCTTTCAGAATAGAATCGCAATCATCAAATACAATAGTTGAGTTACGATTCTCGTACAACAGCTTGAACAAGCCCTTGGCTGTCGAGAAGCCTTTGATGACGACGAACATAGTCTCATCAGTCTCAACAGAACCAATATCCACATCAGCAATCAGATCAGTCACATTACGAAGACCAGAACGCTCAAGAGCTTCCATCACAGTGTGAGTCTTACCAAGACCACCCTCACCAGTAATTACAACGGAAGGAGAGATACGCTTAGCAATCATACCAACGATCTTCTCAACGAACTCAAATCGCTGATTGATAGGAAACTCAATTGCCTTGTTATCAACAACAGGAGCAACTTCTAGTCCTTGAATCTTCTGCTTCAAGTAATACTTAGACTTCGAACGAGCTACTTCCATACCAGTAGCATCATATGCAACAAACGTACCACCAACATTCTTGATATCCATATTATTGCTCTCCATAATATACACAGTCATTATCGTACGATTGGCACGAGTACATAAGCATTTCATTACCTGCACACATCTCATCAATATAGTCATCATACATGATATCCACAGCCGACTCCACTACTTCTTGAGCCAATATCTGTAACACCGTGTTTGCACTATCAATCATACAACCTCCAAATGCATCAGTCAATATAGAGATTATCGACTTCAAACGAAATTAAGTCAACAAATAAGTTCTTGTGTAAAATCAAGGAGTTAGTCAGCATCGTACCAAATATCTCTGCCCGAGACTCTGCCCTGCAGATCATCATAATCCTCGCTCGGGGACAACGGAATACCCATATCCTCTTCAGTTGGCATAACGGTAGTTGAATCAGTTTGATATTGTCTTGCTGCTTTGGCAATATGAGCTAGCTTCCACTTATGCTCTTCAGCAGCTTCTGTTTTGTGGTAGGCAGATATTGCTATGCCTTTGTTGATCTTATCGAGCTCAGAATGCTCTCGAACGTTGGCACAGCTGTAGCTGCAGTATACTCCTCTTTTGATATGAAGTGTACCGCATCTTGGACATTCCTTTTCAGGACGAATCTTTTTCTTGCGACCCATTGCTAGTAATCGTTGTGCATACCTTTTAACATTCCAACTACCTCGAGGTATGGCTGTGAAACAATCTCCAATCCTCCTCCAGCAAGATAGATTGCTACTCCGGAATTCTCATCCACGCAGTCTGCAACATGAGTGATCATCTTAGAGTTAAATGTAATAGAGTGACCATTACGGTCAGTTAGTGTAAAGAATGACATAAGTCCTCACATAATAGATATAAAAAAACCCTGACCGAAGTCAGGGTGAAGGTGCTGCATTAACTCTTAGCGCTTGAACACGCGTGATACGTAGTAGTATGCATTAGCATATGTGATCTCGAGATCTGCTGCGATCATCTGAGCAATCTCACCATTGGACTTATCTTTGTTGGCATCAAAGATAGCCTTAGCCTTCGGCTTCTTGTCGTTGGTCTTAACAGAGGTTACTTTGATCTTACGAGTAGTAGTCGAAGGTTGATCCTCAGTAG